GAGGAGCGCCGTGGGGCTCACGCGCTGCACATCGTCGGCGTGTGTGGCGTCGTAGAGTTCGCGGGCGCGCGCTTCGATATCCGCCCGGGCGGCCTGCGCCGTGCCGGGATACCCATGCGCCACCGCATCATCGGCCGTGGCCCGCACATAGGCGTCGGGCGTGCGCGCCGTCTCGACGTCCAGCGCGGCGATCATGCGCCGCGCGTCCTCCGTTGAGACATTCAGTTCGCGCGCCACCGCATCCACGCGGGAGTCGGGTGTGGCAGTGGTGTCTGGCGCCGCCGGCGGAACCGGCCCCGTGACTACGTCAGTCCCAGCCTCCGGCGTCGACGCCTGGTCGACGGCCGCAGTCTTCTGACGCGATAGGGACGGTGGGGCGACCGGCGGCGCCGACGGCTGCGCAGTCGGCGTGGGCCGTGGCTGCGCGGTGTCGGTGGTAACTGGCTGCGCCTGCGGGGTGGGCGCCTGCACACGCGGGCGCGTCGTCGCGTCGATGAGGCCGCCCGCCACCGGCCCGGCCACGGCGCCGATGGCCGCCGCCTCGGGGACGCCTTCCCACGTCGGCCGCCCCGTCGCGCGGTTCTGGATGACCTGCTGCCCGCCCTCCTGCGTGCCTTCCGATATGGCGCGCCCCACGACGCCCGCGACGCCGCGCGCGCGCTCGATCAGGGGGATGTTCGTGGCCGACAGGAGCCCGACGTTGAGCGCAGCCGCCTTCGCGGCGGCCGCCTGCGCCTGCTGGGGGTCGCCCGTCTGGCGCAGCACCTCGTTGTACACGGCGGCGCCTTCGACGCCGGCTTCCCCGGCCGTGGCGCCCAGGGCACCCGCGGCGGTGCCCGTCACGCGGGCGGCGAGCGGAGGGAGGACTCGCGACACACCCTGCGTGACGGCACCAGCCACGGCCCGCCCGGCCATGGCGGCCGGTGCGAGCGCCGCGATGGACCCGGCCACCTGGCCGCCCACCGCGCCCACCTTCTCGACGACATCCTCGGGCGCCAGCAGTTCGCCGAGGCCCTGCCGTCCGACGTCGAAGACGGCCGCATCCTGTGGGCGCCCCGACAGGCGTGGCAGGACGGCGCTGGCTGGCTCGGCGACGGTGGACACCATCGACTGAGCCGCACCCTTCATGAAGCCAGTGGCGAGCCGCGCCGGCGCCTGCTGCACCTGTTCGAGCCGTTCAAGCGTCGTCACCGGCGCGTCAGGCACCGCCCCAGGCGTGAACGGACGCGGCGCGAGTTGCCCCGCCGACGATGCGCGAGCCTCCGCTTCGAGGTCGCCCTGCCCGAGCGCGATCCGGTCCTGCTCGGGCTGCAGGCGCACCGTCGGCAGGTCCGGCACGACCCCGACGATGTCGTCCGGGTCGAGGACGGTGGTGCGCCGGGGCGACGGCTCGTCGTCCGCGAAGCCGGCGATGTCCCCGAGGGCCAGAATCTCAGGCATGGTCAGAACGTTTCGATGCGTCCGTCAGGGAGCACGCGCCGCACGGTCACGGTGCGCCCGTCGCGCGTCTTCACGCGGTCGCCGGGCTTGTACGGCACCGGCGCCGGCGGGGCCGCACCGCGCGTCGGCTGCCCGGTCGGCGCTCCACGGCCCACGACCACCGGCGAGGCCGGCGTGCCCATGCTGCGCGGACGCCCCTCGCGGTCGGCGCGCAACTGCTGGTCTGCCCGATAGGCTTCATCCCCGGCCGCCGCGGCGCCGGCGTAGTCCTCCGGGCTGTCCCGTAGGTAGGCATCGAAGGCCCGCTGGTAGGCCCGCTCGGACGCATCAGCCGACGTGCGCCGCGACTGCCCGCGCGTCTCGCGCTCGGCCTCCCGCGTGCGCTGCAGCGTGTCGCTCAGCTTCAGGCGCCCGACGCTCTGTCCGTGGCTGTAGTCCTGCTGGCGCTTCCAGTCTTCAAACTTCACGGTGCGCTGCCGCTCGGCCTCGGCCGCCCGGGTCTCCGGGTCCTGCCACTCGTCGCCGTACGTCGGGAGCTTGCCGACCTGCGCCGGCAGCCGGAGGTGTTCGGGCAGCGCCTCGATCGTGCGTCGCGCGTCGGCCTCCTGCTGGAAGGTCGCGCCCGCCTTCGCGATGCCGGCCTGGCGCGCCGCGTCCTGTGCGGCCGTGGGGCGCACGCCGGGCGTGCCCGTGCTCGAGGGGAGCACCGGCGACCCGATCGCTTCGAGGCCGAGCGGGTCCTCGACGACCTGCCGGTCTGTCGTCACGCGATGCCCGAGCCCGAGCCGCTGCGCCTCGTGCAGTTGATTCGGCGTCAGGCTGCCGCCCGGGCCGACGTCGTCGAGCATCTGCGCGTAACTGCCGCGCAGGTCGGCGTCCTCGAGGCGCTGCTGCGTGCGCTCCTGCAGGCCGAGCTGTCGCATGCGGATCTGGTCCTCGACGGCCTGCCGTGCCGCCAGCCGCCGCTGCTCCTCTTCGTCCTGCTTGCGCCGCTGGACGAGCCCGTACCCCTGCAGGCCCCCCTGCAAGGCGCCCATGAGGCCCGCCGCGAGATCGCTGCCTGCCATCCTGCCCCCTTACAGGCCGTAGGCCCGGAACTGACTGTTGATGCCGAACTGCCGGGCCTGCTCCTGCAGGCGCGCGAGGTCGATGCCGGCACCGACGTCGAACTGGCGCCCGCCCTCGCGCAGTTGCGCGTGCGACAGTTCCATCTGCTGCTGCAGGGCGAGCAGACGGAACGCCAGATCGTCTTTGAATTCCGTGTTGGCGGTCGCCAGTTGCGTGAGGTCGAGATAGGCCGACAGGTCGATGTCGTACAGGTCGACGAGCTCACCCATCTTCGACGTGACCCAGTCCAGCATCAGTTTGTCGCGGCTGATGCCGAGTTCGGCCGCGGCCTGCGCGCTGGCCTCACGGAGCGCCAGCCGGTCAGTCGCCGCCGCCGCCTGGTCGATCTGCAGCTTGGCCGCGTTGACGACGTTGTTGCTCTGAAGCTGCGCCGCATTGAAGACGTTCTGCTCGTTGGCGAGCGCCGCCTGCAACGCCTGCGCGCTGGCCGTCTGCTTGTTCGCCTCGCCCGCCTGCGCTTCCGCGAGGCGCCGACGGGAGACCGCATCGCCGTAGGCCGCGCCGATGTTGGCCGCCGCCTGGCGGTCGCCCATGTTCGTGCGGGCGGCCTCGATGTCGATCGTGCGGTTGCCGCGCGAGATGGCTTCGTCGCGGTCACGGCGCGCGTTGAGGCGTTCGCTCGCCAGCCACGGGCTGCTGTCGATGCCCATGCCGTACCCGAGGCCGATCAGGTCTTCGTCGAGCATCTGCGCCTGCTGCGCCTGCTCCTCCCGGCTCGCGCCCTTCAGCATGTCGACGGTGCGCGCGTCGAGCGATTCCGGGTTGGCCAGCAACTGCTGGATGAGCGCCTGCGTCGCCGCTTCCGTGTCGGCGTCCATGTTCTCGAAGCCGCCGAACTGGTAGCCCGCCTGCACGGGCGTCGGCGTGTACCCGCCCATCTGGCCGAGCAGTGCCTCGTAGCTGGCCGACGGCAGGTCGTCGGTCGGAATGGCGCCCGGCGTGTAGCCCGTCGCCTCGGGCGTCCAGTCGGGCAGTGTCGGCGTGGTCGGCCGGGCGCCGGGGTTGATGGACGATGCCCCGCCGACGCCCGCACCGGCCGGCAGGCTGAATGCCGCGGGCGCGTAGCCGCCCCCGCCACCCCCGCCGCCACTGTGGCCGCCCTCGGTCAGCCAGCCCCACGACGGGTTCGCCCCGCCAGCGCCGATGATGGTGTCGATGGTGCGGCCGTCCGGCAAGACGAGCTTGTCGAGGCGATCGGGATGTTCGAGCAGCTTGACCGTGCCGGGGCCGAAGACGCGGTCGATCTCGGCCATCGCCTGCCGCATGCCGTCGTTGGTCGGCGGGTACTTGTGCAGGATGGACTGCACCGCGCTGTCGCTGTACGGCTGCGTACCGCCCCCGCCGGCCGTGGCCTGCGGCGCACCGACGGTGTAGCGGCGGCCGTCCACGACGAGCGTGTCGCCGTCCCACTTCACCTGATGGCCGGCGCCCTGCAGATCGCTGTAGACCTGTCGCGCGAGCTGGTCCTGCTTCATCGCGCGCTGCTGCGGGTCGGTCGTGCTCCCGAGGTCGGCGACCTGCCGCTGGTACTCGGACACACGCGCGTAGCCGCGCGCCTCCGGGCTCTGCTGCACGGCCTGCTGCGCGCCCTGCAGCCCGCCCGGGTTGGCCTGATGCGCGGCGAAGTCGTCGGGGCCGGCCGAGCGCCCGAGGAACTGCTCGTAGGAACTGTTCAGGGCTGCGCTGTCGGCGTCACTCCACCCGCCGACACCAGCCCCGCCCTCCGGGCTCGTCCCCCGCTGGCCCGTGCGCGGCGTGGCCTGCGACGGGTCGAAGGTCGGCGACGGGTTGATGGTCTTGTCGTAGGTGGCCTGCAGGTCGGCGCCCCACGGGTCGGCGCCGGTCTGGTAGTTCCCGCCGGTATTCGCGCCCCACGGGTCCTGCTGGTCCTGCTCCCACGGTGACTGCAGCGCCATGCGGCGCGTCCGTTTCTCCGGCCAGGAGACGGGTTACTGGTCGAACAGCGAATCGTAGCTCGGCGCCAACGCGGCCTGCGGTGTCGCCTGCCTCTGTAGTTGCCGCAGCACATACAACAGACTGGCCTCGCCGACCCACCGATGGCCCGGCTGCCAGCCCTGGCCGCGCAGCATCTCGGTGATTTCATCGGGTGACGGCGAGCGCCCCTGTGTCTCCTGAATCTGCTGCGCGATGATCTGGCGCGCGTCCTCGACGCTGATGTCGGTCGCGGCGGTCTTGGCGTTCTTGGTCATCGCCCCAATGGCGCCGCCCACGAGCGCACCGCCTGCCATCGCCCACGGGCCGAACTTGGACATGGCCAGCCCGCCCTTGACTGCGCCACCGCCGACGCCGCCCGCCCCCTCGTTGCGCCGCGCCACACCCGCCAGCAGTGGCGTCGGGTCGAAGCCACTCGCGCCGGGCGCGCGTGTTGGCGTCGCACTCGTCCCGCCCCGTGGCACGGCAGTGCCCGGCGCCGGCGGCGGCCCGCCCATTGTGTTGAGGTCGAGGCCGCCCGTCTGTCCCCAGTTGTTCGGGTCGGTCATCGACGGGGCGCCCCGCCCGCTGGCGACGACGCCCTGCAGCCGCTTGGCGGCCTCGGCCATGTCGGGGTTTGCGGTGTACTCGAACCCGCCTGTGATGGTCGGGGCCTTCACGCCGGGGACGCTGATCTGCGGCGGCGTGTAGGCGCCGCGGGCAATCAGGTCGAGCGCCCCGAGCGACTGCGCCTGCGCGAGATGATGCCGGTAGGGGTTGAGTTCGGATTCGCGCACGGCCGCCTGATACCGGCGGTCGAGGTCGTTCTCCTCGCGCGCGTCCTCGCGATCCTCGCGGCGATTCCGGCTCGCGGAGTACGCACCGTAGGCGCCGATGGCGGCCGTCGCGGCCGGGAGTATCCAGTCACTTTTCGCCATGATGGGCCGGTCCTCGTGCGGCGCTGATGTTGCTGGCCTCGATGGCCCGCGCCAGTTGGGCGTTGGTCGCTTCGAGCATCGTGAACGCCCGGGTGTTGTTGACGACGACTTCGCTGCTCTGCTCCGCGAGGTCCTTGCACGCCTGCGCGAGTTCGGCTTTCGCCTTCTTCGCCTCGAGGATGTCGCGGCGATAGAGCAGGAACATGAACACGGCGATGAGCCCCCCCACGCCGGTGCCCGCGATCGCTTTCAGGACTTCACTTTCCATCGGGCGCCGGCTCCGAGGCGGGTGGCTCCTCGCCCACTGGGATCGCCACGAGCCGGCCAGACTGGCGATCAATCCGAAACCCCGGATGTGCGGCCTCGATGGCCGCGAAGGTCGCCGCTTCGAGGCGGTCGATCTCGTCCTGTGCGGCTCGGGCCCGGAGTGGTCCCAGTATCGCACGGCAGGCATCGCCTTCCGCCTGCAACGCGGCCACTTGCCGCGCCAGCGCCAGCTTCTCCAGTCGCACGGTGTCGAGTTCCGTGTAGGCCCGTGGCTGCGACAGGGCGCTCACCGCGGAGGCGGCGAGGAGCGCGATCTGAATCGCCATCAGGGCGAGCATGGTGCGCTTCATGGGCGGGCTCCTTCCAGAAGGTCGACCCGTGCCGCCACCTCCTGCAGCGCGCGCACGAGCGACGGGAGGAGTTCGTCGTAGCGCAGCGAGAGGGACGCCGGGTTGCTCGTGTTGACGGCCGCGTAGCCGGGCGCCGCCTCGAGCACCTGCTGTGCGACGAACCCGTAGTGCGTGGACCCGTCGCGCACGAGTTCGTAGGTGGCCGGCTGCAAGGCCCGGATGAACGCCAACCCGTGCTCGTGGGCGCGGATGTCCCGCTTGACACGGGCGTCCGAGGTCACATCCGGCGTGTTGACCAGGTAGATCGTGTCGAACCGATTGGTGGACTCGCCCAGGTTCGGTTCCGGGTTCACACCGCCGAACGGCGTGAGGTCCCGCAGCACGCGCAGATCGCCGTAGACGCTCAGGAGTTCATCCGTGCCGCCGGAGAGTTCGGCAAAGGCGATCAACTCGCTCCCGACGACCAGCCCCAACTGGTTCGCGCCAGCACGGTAGAGCCCTGTGTCGGTGTCACTCGTGAAGGACACCCCTGGCGCGAGGTTCGTCCCGTCAGGAAGGAGGAACGTGCTCGACAGCGTCAGCGAGGCCGCTGACAACGCCCCCGAGAACGTCCCCGTGGTGCCGCTGAAGCCGACCGTGCTCGTGAGCGCGGACGTCGAGAGCGTCAGGCGGTTGGTGCCACCCGTGGCCCAGCCGAGGCTGTCGGCGCCGGTCCGCCAGAGCCCGGTATCCGGGTCGCCGGTGAAGCTGTAGCCGGGCAGGGACGCCGTGCCGCTCGCGTTGAGCACGGCCGTCGTGCCAAACGTGGCCGTACCCATCGTCGTCCCGGTCCGGCTGAAGGCGAGCGCCGTCGCACTGTTGGCGTTGCTGTCGTCGAGCAGGGTGACCAGCAGTTGCTCGGTGTTGCCGAGGAGGCGCCACACCTTGGCGTTCGTGCCCCCGTCCGTCTCGCGCAGCAGGATCTGCGGATTCGCCGTCGCCACCGTGACCGAGGACCCCGTGAACGTGTACGCCCCGGTGATGGTCTCGTCTGCCGCCACGCGCGCCAGAATCGACCCGTCCGTGATGCCACTCTCCACGATGCCGGTCAAGGCACTGGTCGCCGTCGTGCCGGCGGCCGTCAGGCGTCCGTCCGCATCGACGGTGAACGTTGGCACCGCCGTGGTGCCGCCATAGCTGGCGGGGGAGACGGCCGTCGCCGCCAGTTGCGTCGCATCCACGCAGCCCGTGCACGTCAAGGTCGTGATCGTCGCCGTGTCGAAAGTGGCGGCCCCGGTCACACTGAGCGTGCCGGTGATGCTGGCATTGCCGCCGATGGTCGCGTGGCGCCCGAGGAAGAAGTCACGCGGTCGCGTCGCGCCACTCGCACCGATGTCGTAGGTGGTGTCGGGCGAGAAGAGGAGCGCCCCCGCCATCGTGCCGCCCAGGCGGTTGAGCGCCTGGCTGTAGATGGTCGAGAAGTTGGTGTTCACCTCTGCGGCCGACGCGACGGTCCCGTCTGAGAAGACGTAGGCCGGACCGGACACCTGCGCGGCAACCGACGCCGGCAGGAGCAGCACGCACAGACTGAGCAGGACTTGTCGCATCACACAGGCTCCGGAGACTGGCGCAGCCGGTAGAACCACAGCCGCGCGAAGGTGTTGACGGTCGAGGACGCGAGGATCGCGATCTCCTCGGTCCAGAGGTCCGGCGTCACGGCGACGACCGGCCCCGTGGCCAGCACGACGAGGACACCATCCGGCACCGCGCCGACGCCGTGGCGCACCTGCCGCGGGGCATCGGCCACGGGAAAGGTCACCTCGACGGGACGGGCATACGGCACGGCCCACGGCGGCGCCATGTCGCGGACCACACGCGCGAGGGCTTCGTTGACGTCCGGGTCGGCGTGGCGCTGGCGGGCGGTCGTCATGCCGCGCCTCCCACGCGCCGCCGCGCCAGCACGTCACCCTCGACCTGATACCGGCTCATCTCGACGGGCTGGTCCGGGTACGGGTTCGAGAACTGCAGTTGCAGCGAGAAGCACGCGCGCATCAGGCGCGCTTTCCGCATGCGTCGGTTGAGGGCGCCCCACAGGGACGTGCCCCACACCATCGTGCCCCAAATGCCCCCCGTGAGGCCCGTCGCAAACGACAGGTCACGGCTGACGACGACGCCCTCGTCGTCGTTGAAGCGCACGCGCACGTCGAGCGCATGCGACCCGCTCGCGGGCTTGAGCTGCGCGAACAGCCACGACAACCGCTTGATGCGCGTCGGCTCGCCGAAGTCGAGCCACGGCGTCGTCCAGTACCACTCAATCCCTCCGATGATGTACGTCCAGCCCGCCGCCGGCGTCGTCGTCCACGGGTTGTCCGTGGTCGTCTCGAGCGTGAGCGTGTCGGCCGTGTTGCTGGCAATGCGTCGCCACTGCCACCCGCCCGCCGGCGAGCGCACGGCCACCGGCAGACCCGCCAGCCCGTCGCCGGTCGTGTAGAACGTCGCCGCCGTATCGACAAGCGTGCTGCTCGTCGCGCTCGTCACCGTGCCCGTCACCGTCGAGGCGCCCGCTGGCACGCCGTCGCGCGTCGCATCGAACAGCGCGAACAGGCGGCCCCAGTAGTCGCCGGCGTACACGCGCAGCGCCCCCTGCGCGTCGGTGTACTGCGCGAGACTGGCGATCTCGAGCCCCGTCATCGGCGGCAGCCACGCCTCGAGCCCGTAGTGGTAGGCCAGCAGCGTGCGCCGCCGCGTGGAGCCAATCGTCGGCACCGCCCAGATCACGAGACTGCGCGCTTCGTCGTGCACGGCGCGGATGCCGTCGAGCGCGGCCCGGTTGATGCGCCCGAGCGTCTGCTCGATGCGGTAGTCGCCGAGCGGCACCCAGTTGGTGAGGTCCGTCCAGTACGGCCCCTTGACGGCATCCCACGCGAAGAAGCGGCGGCCCACCTCGACGCCCGCCTCCTGCGAGACACAGCCGAAGCTGCTATGCAACTCCTCGATGCCGAAGGGCAGCGTGTCCCCCGTGAGATACCACGCGCGGTGCGGCTTCATGATCACGAACTCGGAGCCGACCGGCTGCGCGAGTTGCACAGCCTCACCATCGCCCGGCGACACCTTGAACACGTTGCGCGGGTTCCACGCCTCGATGTCGCCCTGCGTCGAGACGTGCATCTCGGAACTGTTCGTCGGAAAGGCGATGCCGTAGCCCTTCCAGACGGCGGCCACGGCCGGCGTGATGGTCGGCGGGTCGTTGGCCGTCTCGCCCGGCAACGGGTCACGCCGCACGGCGTCGATGACGGCCTCGTCGTGCGTGGCGTCGCCGATGGCGACCGTGGCCACGCGCATCCAGTACACCTCGCTCGTGTCCTCCCGGCGCACGTAGGCGCGCCAGTGGGTGACGTGCGCCGGCGGGCTCCCCGAGGGCTTCGTGTGCCGGCGTCCTTCGTTGGTCAGCACGAGCGTGCTGGTGGCGTCGGTTGTGGGGCTGCTCTCGTGATCGTGCGTCTGGTCGTACCACGTGTAGCGCGCCGAGTAGGAGCCCGTCAGGCCCGTGCCCTGCGCGGTCATGTTGGTGACGCCGGTCGGCTTGCTCACGCCGACGCTCCGCACGGTCGTCCCGTCGTAGAGCTGCTGCGCGGTCCCGTCGAACAGCCATGCCTGATTCTTGAACAGCACGCCCCGCGCCGACGCGCCCGGCGTATAGCCCGTCGCCCCGCTGATGGCGGTCATCGTGTCGAGGTCGTTCCAGGCGTACCACGCGCCGTCACAGCAGGCGAGCAACTGCGGCGGGGCCGTCTCGCGGCGGAAGTCGACCAGGCCGTCGACGGTGGCCCCCAGGCTCATCGCGGTCGGCGTGACGAGTCGATGCCCGCGGCGCTTGCTCATCGTCGCGCGGCGCTTGTCGGGGCCGGTCTCGACGCGCGTCAGCATGGCGTTGGCGGCGTAGGCCGTGGCGCCCGGGTGCAGCGTGTCCGTCTCCGGGGTGTCGATGAACCCCCGGCTGAAGTCCTCGCCGACCGCGACCGCTGAGGGGCGGACGTAGCTCACCGATACGCCCCCCAGCCGAAGGCGGGCCGCTTCCGTGGCGCGGGTCGCAGCAGGTTGTCATCTTCGATGAGCTTCCGGAGGTGCGGGCGCGGCACGACGGAATCGGCCGCGATCTCGCCGGTGTTCACGCGGTAGCGGATCTCCCACTCCTCTTTGATGGCCAGCCACCAGTCGCCCGGCAGCGGGTCGCTCCCGCTCACGAGCGGCTGCGGGCGCCGCTGCCACGGGAAGGCCAGCACGTAGGCGGCGTCAGGCGTCGGGTAGAGTTGCAGCACCTTGTGTTCGCGCGCGGACTCGTAGGACGCGAGGCTCTGCAGCGTCTCGCTGGTGTCCACACGCCGAAGCGTGACCGTGCCCACGCTCGACGCGCCGATGGTGGCAGCGTCGGCCGTCGCCGCCTTGGCGAACTCGTCGATGAACGTCCACGTGCCCGCATCCACCGGCGTCGTGGCGGTGAGCGTCAGGCGCGCGGTGCGCTGCACGCCGTTGGCATCGTCGCCGCGAAGGGTCACGGCCACGTCGGTATCGCTGGCGCTGTCGGACACGAGTTCGAGCGCCGTGCCGCCGGGGTCCGGCTGCGTCGCACAGCCCGTGATGCCCGAGAGACGGTAGTGGCGCGGCATGCCCGTCTCGGCGGTCGCCAGGCCCGTCGCCGGATAGCACTCCTGTGCCGCGAAGGGGTCGATGGGGTCGAGGCGCACGCCTGGCCGTGTCAGATTGCGCGCGGGCGTGTGGAGCTTTCCGACGTGCGCGGGCAGCGCGTACCGCGACGTGCCCGACGTCGTGGTCAACTCGAACGGCGTGGGCGCGCGGTAGTCGAGCCACCCGTGCGCCTGCCAGATCGCCTCGACCGCATCATTGAGCAGGGCGAGCCCGACGCGGCGGGCTTCGGTGTCGCCCGCCTCCCCGGCGTAGTCGAGCAGCGTGTCGAGCGCGTCACGAACGGTCAGCATGCGTTACCAGCCTCGCCGGAGCCACGTGCCGGCGCTGATGGGGTCGACGTTGGCCGGCGTGATGCCGAGGCCCGTCGCGCGGAAGTAGTACGACGCGAAGTACGGCGACCGGAAGAACAGGGCATCGAGCATCGCCATGGTCAGATCACATTCGTCGTGACCGACGACCGCGCCCCGGCCGTGGTCGTCACCGCCGTGACGCGGTCCACCGTGTCGCCGACGTTGCGGAAGGTCACGTTGTTGCCGCTCACCGTCACCTTGCCGGCGAGCACCGCCAGCATGAGGCGGAACGCCTGCCGCGGCGTGACCGAGGACTCGACGCCGTTGTTGCGATCGAGCAGCGCATCGGCGATGGTGGTGGCCGACGGAAGGTTGCCGACCGAGGACGTGAGCGCAGCGATCTCCGTGTCGATGTAGCTGGCCACGGTCGCGAGGTCGGCCGCGAGGGTGACGGCGGGCGTGCCGAGCTTGCCATCGACGGCGGCCACCTCGTCGTCGACCGTCTGCAGTGCCGTCGCGGAGGCGCGCGTGCTGATGGCCGCGTCGATGTTCGCGCCGGCAAACGGCGTGGCATCCGTGGTCATGGTATCGAGAACCTCCAGCGCGACGTCGTTCGACGTCTCGACATCACCGAACGTGTCCGGGTCGGCGTGGTTCGCGCGGCCGAAGTCCCATGCGATGGGCGCAGTCAGCACGAGTTTGAACACGCTGGTGTTATCGGGTGGGGTCACGAACTCAGGTTCAACGCTCAGGACCTTCGTCGTCCCGTTGTAGGCGTGGCCGTAGACTGCGCCCTGGCCGGCGCCCGTGCCGCTCTCGATGTACACCAGGCAGGGGGCGTACTGGTCGCTTGTGCCGCTTGCGCCAGAGTCGAGCGTGATGCTGCCGGCTGCACCGGCCTGGGCCGTGCCCGTGCGCAGGACGGTCTCCCCCGCACTGCCCGCCTCCACGACCTGCGCAGAGAATGGATACACGCTCACGCCGAACGTGCGCACGGTCCCGTACAGCGGCCCGAGTGTGTCCACCTCGCCAGCCGCGGCGAGATAGTCGTACACGCCGTCCACGCCCTCATCCACCGTGCCGTCACTCTCAGCCTCAGCCACCCCGGCCTTCTTGATGCGGATGTCCGCCGCAGGCCATGAGGCGCCAAGGCCGACGACGGCCGAGTCTGCCACGCCCCCGGTAATATCGCCCATCGTGAAGCCGGTGGGGGTGGCGGTCAGCAGCACCACGCTCGTCCCCACGAACGACCCGCCAAACCCGATGGCGTAGGTCTGCGTGGAGCCGATCCGAAAGACCTGCACCTCATCATCCGCGATGTTGCTCAAGGCTTCGAGCGCGGATGTGATGAGCGCGCTGCCGTCGTCGGACGTGAACGAGTCGAACGCGATGCTACTGGTGGTCTGCGCGTCGTAGGTCAGCGTGAACGTGTCGCCGCTGGCGATGTCGTTCAGGTCCACGAGCTGCAGGCTGTTCGCACTCGCGCGCACCGCTAGGAAGGGGATGCGCCGCTTGGCGGCCGTCGGTTCGTTCTGGGTGATCTGCATTACAGCAGCCCTCCGGGCATGCGTCTACGGGTGATGCGTGGATATACGCGGTCGGCGGGGGGGCTGGCGACGACGTAGGGGAACGCCGCCATGGCGGCATAGCCCGTGCGCGCCGTCCCGGCGTGCGTCCATTCGCCCCGGTCGTCCGTGACCGCCGCCGCCGCGTCCTTGTACATGAAGAAGGAGATAGCCGATCCAATAGCGATCTCCGTGTACCCGGCAGATGGGTCCACAGACGTGACACCCGTAACGCTATTGAGCGCCCCACACGCGACGATGGCACACGGCCCGGCCGTGTCAATGTCCCCGGCCTCGGCGCAGTAGTGTGTGTTTGTGTCAGAGGCATCCGCAAAGGTGCCCGTGATGGGTGTTGCCAGCGGGTCCAGTCCGGACCACTCCGTCAGGACGACCAGGAAACTCGTGGCTCCATCCGCAGTCACGGTGACAGTGTGATCGCCGGCCGTGACGCCGTGCATGATGTAATGCCGTATTTGGCGCCCGGGTTTGTACTCAACGGCCGGTGACGGAAAGGCCCCGTCCACGTCCGACGTGACGGTGTACGAGCGCGTGGCCGCGTTACTGCTCTGGCTGATGCTGACAATGAGCGCATGTCCGCTCGTAACACCCGTAAGCGTAGGCGTAGACGTGTTGCTGACGGCCGCCTCCGCGATACCTTGTACGTACGCCATGGTTTACCTGGTAGGAGCCTGGAAAATGAAGGCGTCGGCCTCTGTGAGGGCGTAGTCTTCAAGGACAACGAAATTGCGGAAGTACCCCACCATGTCCTCGGTCGTGGGGGCGGTTTGCGAGGTGTCAAAGTTCAAGTAGAAGGACGACAAGAATGGCCCCTTGGTGTACCAGGACATCGGGACCTGATACAGCAGGCGGCTGGGGACGGTGTCGCCCTCGCGCATGATCCAACAGGTCTGCATGTTCCAGTAGCCATCCGCATCGCGCCCGTTATCGTTCAGGACGGTGACCCCGTACGTAGCATTCCAGTCTGTAAATGCGCTGGCCGGCTGGCGATAGCGGATTTCCCAAATGAATCGGTGCCACACGTTGGCGAGGACGCCGTACGCTTCCGCCCAGGGCTGGCCGGCCGGCGTGCCGGTCCCCTGTGGGAACGCGTTCGTACCTGACGGCCGCACGCGTTCCTTGGCGTACATGCCAGCGGGGAGGTAGTCCGTCGAGAATTCGTGTGTGATCTTGGCGACCTCGCCGTCGAGCGCGTACTGGAAATTGAACATCTGCGCGCAGTGATTCGACCCTCCCGCGTAGAGACGGACCCCCTTTGCGCCGGTAATAGGGCTCGGGTGTGTCCCGACATTGCGCCCCGTTTGAAACGACGCGTCGAGATAGAAGTCCACAACGAGAAGCTGTGTCCCAGTCGTACTCGCCACGAGTGGGACAGGGAACTTCAAGCTCTTGGCATTAGGGACGAGACTAACTGTGCCCTCGGGGATGAATAGTTTCGCCGCGTCCTGTGCGTCCGGAAAGGTATCGTTGTCAGGGTCGTACGTGTAGAAAGTGGACGGCCCCTGCGTGGTGACGTTCTGCAGCGAATCAAGCTGCGATTGACTCCGCAACGTCCACGACGCAACGCACTCAGGAAGGTCGGCCAGCGCCTCAAAGTATCCGTGGTCAGTGGTTGAGGGTTCAAGCACAGTCAGGGAGAACTCACGCACGTCCGTGCGCCCCTCTGTGTCTGTGACATGTAGCGTGAAGGTCGTCACAGCAGCAGCATCTGGCGTGCCAGTGATAGCACCACTCGACGCGTTCAGGCTCGCCCAGCTTGGCAGGGCGCCAGACAGCACCGACCACGTTCTCGCGCCGTACCCGCCCGACGCCTGTACCACTGACGCATACGCGGCGCCATTGACGCCTGGCGTCAGGCTCACTGTCGTAATCTGCAGGTCTGCGACCTGATCCACGGTCAGATTCAGCACGCCACTGTCGGCCGCGGCTGCCGCCGCGTCGGTGACGCGGAACTCCAGCGGGGACGTCCCCGCTACCGTGGGCGTGCCTGACACGTCCGCGTTGTCCTGCGTAATACCAGCCGGCAAGGTGTCGTTCGGCGCCACACGACTCCACGTGTACGGCAGCGTACCGCCCGAGGCCTGCAGGGTGACGCTGAAGGGCTGGCCGCGTGTGACGGATGGCAGGCTCGTCGTCGTGACCGTCAGGCCAGAGGGGACGGCTTCCACCGTGAGCGTGATGCTGCCGCTGTCGGCGGTGTCTGGCGTCGGCGTGGCCGAGTCCGTCGCACGGATCGTGAGCCCGACACTGCCCGTGGAGGTCGGCGTGCCCGTGATGGTATCGCCCACCAGCGCCAGCCCGAGCGCGTTCAGTGCCGCCTCGCCCGCGACGATGCTCCACGTCACCGCGCCCGTGCCGCCCGTCGACTGCAGCGTCACGCTGTACGCGACGCCCTCGTAGGCTGTCGGCAGCGACGACGTCAGCACCACCAGGTTCTCCGGTGGGGTTTCAGAGACGGGCGCGTAGACGCCGAGGACGTAGCTCACGCCGGATCGCTCCTTACCGCCCCCACACGCCGATCACGGTCGTGCCCGCCGTCGTCTCCGTCGCGCGGACCTTCTTGACCTTGATGGGCAGCAGCGTGCCGGACGGCACGTCGGCAAACGTCACGACGGCACTCCCGCCCACCGGGACGACCGCCACGTCGGCGCTGCCGTCCGCATGGCTCACCCACAGTTGGTCGTGGGGCACCGTGACGACGTTGGTATCGTGCGGCGTGATTGCCGCCGCCTGGGTATATCCGTGTCCCATCTCGCGCTCCACCGACGCGGCCCCCGGCGCCTACCACCGAGGACCGCATCGTCACAGGTCAACACCCGTGGTTGTGCCGGTGGGCCACGCAGCCACCACCGGCGAGCCATCCGCCTCCGTCAGGCGGTGGCCACCGTCCCCGTGATGCCGTTGTTGAGCGTCACCGCGACCCACTGGTACGTCGAGGCACCGGTCTGCACGCAGATGGCCCGCAGGTACGCGGCGATCTTCTGGTCGGTCGTCGAGGCGGCCAGGCTGTCGGCCGCGACGTCGTCGATGGCGATCAGGGTGTCCGCCGTCCCCGCCACCACGAGGATGTTCTGGTCGACGACGCTGAGGAAGTCGTAGACGTAGCCCGCGAGCGCCGCCACCGGCGCCGGCAGCGTGAAGTTCACCGCGCCCGAGGCGCCGTAGTTGGTGAAGATCGTGCCGGGCTTGTCGACCAGCGGGTTGATGGTGTAGTTGGCGGCCTTGGCCGTGACGGTCGGCTGCGTGGCCGTGACGAAGCCGGACGAGGACACGACGCCAGCGTCGGCGAGGAAGCGAATCGGATCAGCGAGTGAGGTGTTCGGCATGGTCAGCTCCTTCAGGGTTAGGCAGTGGCGACGGTGTAGGTGTGGCCGACGGCGATGCCGCTTGCGGCCCACTGGTAGACGCCGGCGCTCGTCTCGACGCACACGGCTTCGATCTCCCCGCCGACGATCTGGTCCGCGGTGCTCAGGGCGATGCTGTCCGCCGCGACGTCGTCGAGCGTGACGAGCGTGTCGGCCGTCGGTGCGGCGACGAGTAGGTTCTGGTCGGCCACCGCCTTGAAGCGGAACCACCAGCCCAGCACCGCGCGGTTCGGCGTGGGCAGGGTGAACGTCACGGCCCCTGTGGCGCCGGCGTTGGTGAAGACCGTGCCCGGCCGGTCAAACGGCGGGCGCAGGGTGTAGTTCGCCGTCTTGCGGACGATGCGACGTTCCAGGCGAGTGCTCATCAGTTCCCTTTCCTGTCACCGGGCTCTCCCCGGTCGATGAGACGTTGAAGCGGACGCCCCCATCGGGGAGCCAGGGTGCGCCGGGGTTGTTGATCCGCGTGCGTTCGGTGCCCCCGACGCCACCGACGCGGTCCTGAATGTCGAACGCCTCCGCGGCGATGTCCGCGAAGTGCTGCCGACGCTTCTCCTTCCGCTGAGCCCTCGCGTCGGCGTCCTGTCGCCGAAGCGCATCGTCGAAGCGCGCGGCCCCGCCGACCCGATGCAGGTCCGCGCCGTCCTCGTGGAGCGCGGCGACGATCTTGAGCGGCGCATCGAGGTAGCGCCGATGCACCGTCGAGACGTGCACGTACCCGTCGCGCGCCTGAATGTGGCGATCGGTCATGCGCCGCGACGTGTGCACAGGCTTGCTGCGCCGACACCGCCGCTCAAGGACGTAGAACCCCGGCCGGTCGCTGCTCTTGCGCAACCGCAACAGCGGGTCCGCCACGCGGATGTAGTCCTCCACGTAGCGAAAGCCCGGCTCGAGCCGGTACGCCGGATCGACCGGGACGTGTTCACTCACCGGCGCCGGCCTCCGCGACCCGCCGCGCCTTCCGCCGCGCGCGCCTCCTGCACGTTGGCGTTCTGGTCGGCCGGAATCGGCGCCAGCACCGCCGGGTCGACCGGGGCCTGCGCCGCCTCTTCGAGGTCCACGCCGGACTGCGCCAACATCGACGCGCGCACCTCAGTCACCGACACCTGCCGCACTTCGCCTTTGGCGCGGGCGAGAGCTTCGGACGCCTCGCCGTACCGCGCCAGTTCGGCCGGCGTGAACGGCCGGCAGTCCTCCTCGCGGTCGGCCTGCGGCACTTTCCGCCCGTCTTCGGTCAGCGGGCGAATGTACAGGTAGGACTTCTGCTTGAGGGGCGTCCCGCCCTTCCCGCTGTGCACGTCACGCGAGCCCGGCACGACCATGCGCTGGCGCAGCGTGAGCGCCACGCCGTACGGCATCAGGAACTCCTTGCCGGACGGGATGCGCCACTTCTGTCCGTCGAAGGGCATGACGGTGAACGGCTCGCGCGCGCCGCGATGCCCGACCACCACGCGGGTGTTCGCGTCGATGGCGGTCGGCTGCACGCTCGGGCCGAGGACTTCGAGGACGGCGTTGCTCATGATGGGTCGATCTCCCCTCTCGGATGTAGGCGGGACGGTCGTGTGTGGGTGCTCCCCGCCACACGCCGTCCCTGTCGCGCTTTAGAGCGCGTGCACCGCGATCTGCGTCGCGGTGATGCCCTCCCACCGGATGCTCTTCGGCGGGTTGAAGTTGTGGTAGTTCTCGAAGATGTAGTAGAAGGCCGTGTACTCGTCGTACTCCGGCACCCACTTCAGCGGCCCGCCGCCCTCGTCGTCGGCCCAGCCGCCGTTCTCCTCGAAGTAGCGGACGAAGCTCTCCTTGTCGAGGTTGAACAGATACCCGTAGGGCGCGTCGCGCTCGGCGAGCCACGGGATGTCCCCGAAGGTGATCTTCTTGTTCTTCTTCCCGCCCCCCTTCGCGGCCACCGTGCCGCCGTCCGGCCGCGACAGGTCCGCGCCGGTGTAGCGGCGGTCGGCCTCGAGCAGCGCCAGGTACGCGCGGCGCTCGTCGAAGTACGAGGCGAACAGGTCGCCGCCGTCCCCGCCGATGCGCACCGAGCGCATGTCGAGCCCCTGCTGGATGGCATCGAGCGACAGCGTGCCGACGCCCGTGATGACGAGCGACTTCTCGATGGGCGTCGTGCTGCGCGTGATGCTGTGGTAGCTGTCGACGTAGGTGCCGTCGTCCACCATCGCCAGCAGGCCCTCGGGCTCCTGGTTGTACGAGGTCTGCGTGAGCGACCGCGCCAGCACCAGCAGGTCGTCGTCGAGGACGGCGAACGAGCCCGACGTCGAGGTGGTGATGTCGGTCCCGTCCGCGTTGACGCCCGACACCGTGAAGATGCCCTTCACCGTGGACGGGCTCGACCCGTCGAGCACCGCGATCACCTGGCCGTCATCGGTGTCCCCGAAGAGGAAACGGTTGCCGTTGAACGTGCCGACGACGCCGCCCGGGTCCTGCACCTCGAGCGTGCCGCCGTTGCTCACGGTCTGGTTGCCGTTGACGCGCGCGAGGATGCCGCGGCCGTCACCCCACGCGATGCGGTTGCGGAAGAACGCGAGGTCTTCGACGAGCAGCGTCATCTCGGTCGCGACGACCTGCTTGTACGCGCCCTTGGTGTTGCGCGAGTCGAGCATGATCTGCCGGTCGAAGCCCACCCGCCCGTACAGGTTGCGCATGCCGATCTGGCTGTGAATCCACTTCTGGTTCCCGGCCTGGGGCAGCATGCCGCGACGGGGGATCGACCCCATCGAGTAGTTGCGGCCCTTCCGCTTCGGGACGTACTTCGTGCTGCCCTGCCAGGACTCGTCCTTGGCCTCGGACGTCATGAACTCCTGAATGGGGTTCTCGTCCTGCAGCGAGTTCATGATGACTTCGCTGCTGTAGTCGATCTTGAGCAGGGACTGCATGCTCGAGTGATCTGCTGCTGGCATCGCCGATTCTCCGTCGTCAGGCCGTGCGGCGGCCGAGCAGGCGCGCGTTCACGGACTTGACCGTCTGTCGTTCCTTGGGAGTGGCCGGGGCCGGCGTGCCGCCTGTGTAGGCCGCCGCGCCGGGACGCGACCGGTTCTGGTGGGCCATGGCCTGCGCCTGCGCCACACTCACCCCGGCTTTCGCGACCGCCTCTTTCCGGTACTTGGCCAGCGATTCCTCTTTCACGTACTCGCGAATCGCCTTCGCAGGGTTCTGGAGCAGGTCTGTCCGGCCGCGCGCCTTCGCGTCGCGGAACAGCGCATAGAGGCTGTCCCGCAGGTACGGCGCGACACCGTCGTCGTACTTGGCCACCTCGGCATCGACCGCCGACTTGACGCCCGTGATGAGCGTCTGCGTCTTCTCGCGGGTCGTGCCCTCGCGCAACTCGTGCAGTTCGCGCGACAGCGTGCCGATGACGTTCTTTGCCTGCTCCTGAAACTCCCACGACTGCCGATGCAGGTCGTTGAACCGCTGATGCAGGGCGGCCACGTACTGGCCCCCCGGATCGGAGGTGTCGAACGGAATCTGCTCGGGCAGCCCACTGCCCGGATACTGGGGTCGTTCCGCCGGGGCCTGCTGTGCCTGCGCGGCTGCCTGCTGTGGCCCCTGCATGTACCGCTGCACGAGCTCAGGGTCGGAACTGAACCGGGACGCCACGGCGTCGTAGTTCCGCGCCCGCGTGAGCACGTCGTCGAGGTCGAGGCCCCGCACCCGCTGGTACACGGGGCGTGCCTTCTTCGCGAAGTTGTTCAGCTTCCGCAGCCGGGCCGCCATGCGCTTGACGCGCGGGTCGTGCTGCAGGTCGCTGAGATCCTCGTCCTCGTCCTCGAGGTCGTCCTCGTCCCCGCTCCCCGCCTGTGACACAGGGGTCGGGTCGGACGCCTCGGCCTCACGAGACGGCGCAACCGCCTCGGCCGGGGCCGGGCTGGGGGCCTCCTGCGTCGCCGGCATCTCACCGGCCACCGCGCCACCCGTCAGCTCATCAGCCATGTCGTGGTCCCATCCTTGCAACTGGGCCAGGTGTTGAGGCCCGCCGCCTGCGCGTGACGTCCTGGCCGGAATCCGTCACGCACCCCCATGGCGGCGGGTCCCCGTCGTCAGCCGGGGGGCATCGCCGTCGGAGGCATCGGCACCTCCGGCGTCATCACCCCGCCAGCAATCAGGTCGTCCACCGATGGCCCCTGCGGGCCAGCACTCGCGGCCTCCGGCTGCAACGCGCCGCTCTGCACGAGCGCCTGCATCGGGTCCTGCGGGGCCTGTTCGGGGGACAAGACGCCTGCCTCAACGGCCGCCTGCACCGCCGACCCATCCGGGCCCGTCGGCGCCTGGACCGGCGCGGGTGGCATGAGACGTTGCTGGAGCTGCTGCACGTGCATGACCATCGCCTCCCATACGGGCGGGTTGGCCGCGCGCAACTGCTCGGCGCCTTCGGACTTCAGGAAGTTGGTCTTCAGCCAGAGATGGAGCTGGACGTTGATGAGCGGGTCCGGCAGCGGCGGCGCGATCTCCTGCGGCAGGCGCGCGGCCTTCCAGCGGTCAATCTCACGCACGACCTGCTGCTTGTCGGCATCGATCGACGACTTGAACTCGAGCAGGTTCAGCTTGTCGAGGACCTTCGTGGCGACTTCAGGGTCCTGCGCTGGCACGATGGCGCCCATCTCGAGCGCCTTGCCGAGCTTGACCATCTCCATTGTGGGCGACTTCGGCCACGCCGTCATCGGGTCGATGGAGATGTCGACCTTGCCTGTGAGGTCGGCCGCCGTGAACTGGTCGACCGCCCACTGGCCATCCTCGCCGAGCACCTTGTAGAAGCGCGGATGCCACGCGGTCTCCCGGGCGATGGTCAGGAGCATGCGCGCCTGGCGCTCACGGAATCGCGTCAGGTGCGACAGCGGCGTGCGGAACGCCGCCATGCCCTGCTCCTGCAGCATCTGCACTTCGCCGAGGGTCGGATCGCCCTTCGGCCGCTCGCCCTGCAGCACGGCGTTGAGCTTCGACAACTCGTCCATGTCGGCGTCGATCTGCTCGAGCCGCTTGAACAGCCCTTCGGGCGGGTTCTGACCGGAGACCATGACCGGCTTCTCGCCCGTCAGCGAGCGGTACCGGATGCGCTCACCCGGGGCGCCGGTGGACTCGTCCTCGATGGTGACGCCCGCCGGCAGGTACTCGCGCGGCGCCGCATCGTGCATGAGGATGAGTTCGATCAGCGACTCGATGCGGTTGCGCGCTTCCTGCAGCGGCACGAGGTCATCGGCCGGCGGCTTGCCGTGCGGACTGCCTGGCGTGTCCGCGAACGTGCGAAGGATGACGTTCTTGATGGGGCGCCCGCGATCGTCGGTGAACGCCAGCGGGCCCGCCTCCATGACGCGCTCCCCGATGACGACCGCGTGGAGCCCGTCTGGGAACTGCACATCACCATCGACGATCGGGTCGTGGTACAGGCGGTAGACCGTGAGGCTGGTCGCGCTCTGCCGCTGCCCGGACATCGCCGTCGCCGTGCGCGGGCTGGAGAGGGCGCGCATGCTCTCGACGTACTGGCGCGCGAGCCCGGAGGCGCGATGGCCGGTCGTCTGGCCGGCATGCTGGCGGATGTGCTCGGCGTGGTCAGGCCAGAGCCGGCACGCCTCTTCCACGGACATCTCCTGATGCCCGAGCACCCACGGCACCTTGTCGGCGTCGATGACCCGCGCATTGCTCGGCAGACTGAACTCGTAGGACGTCCACAGGTCCGCGCAGATGCGGCCCAGCGGCTCCTCGATGTGGCGCGGAATGCCCGTGCTCGCGTCGACGTCCACCGTGAGGTTCGTCCCGCCACACGCCGCGCACACCGGCCCAGCGTCGTCGTCCTCGCCGGCGATCGTCTCGCGCGGCTCCATGACGTGATCGCAGTCCAGGCAGCGGGTCAACTCGAAGACCTCGCTGCCGTACTTCGGGTCCGCGTCGTGGTAGTAGACGACCGCGACCTTGTCGGTCAGGGTGATGAGCTGATTGATGCGGGCTTCGAGGTCAGGCCAGCCGATCTCATGCTCGAGCACGGGCACGGCGTCACCCGCCACGCGGGCGGTGGCCTGGTCCTCGTCATCCCCAGTTTGCGGCGCGGCCTGCATGGCCGGCTCGGCGCCGTTGAGGATGGCGGCGATCCCGTCGATCTTGCTGGCGAACTTGTTGGTGCAGCAGCGCGGGACGTAGGCCGGCAGCCCCGCCTCGCCCTCGTAGGGGCGTTGGACGAACTCGTCGCGCTGGACGTCCCACACGACCCACTGGTTTTCCTTGCCGCCCCGATAGAACTTCAGGTTGAGCAGGTCTTGCCGGTCGCGGTCGAGGCGGGAGGTGTTGCGCTTGGCGTCGTCGATGCATCGCTCGACCAGCGCGAGGACGCGCGTGTGGTCGGCGGTGGCGTTCTGCAGGGACGCCTGCGGGGCGAGAGCCGAGGACTCGGCGGCCGGGGTCACTCGGCGGGCATCATCGGCTCAGGAGGGGGCAGGGGCGCGTTCACTTCCGTGACGGCCAATGCCGACCAGATGCTCGGCCGGGGGCGGACCGAGGACGCCGCAGCGTCGGTGATGGGAGCGGAGATCGCGCCGAGCCGGACCAGGGTCTCGTCGCGGAAGCGGGCGTACTCGCGGGTCACGTCCTGCAGTTGCGCGCGCAGGGCAAGGTTGTCGTGCTCAAGGAAGGCACGGCGCTCGCGCTCGACGGCGAGGTCAAGCGTCAGGCGATGCCGTGTCCGGAACAGGAAGCTCAGCATGCGCGGTGCCGCCGTGAGTGTCGCACGGTGCAACGCGGGGGTCAAGAGGCCACCGTCGCAGCGCCTCAGTATGAGAGATCTGGCGCGACACCATGAGCCAGCCCACGGGGGACGGCTCCATGAGCGATGTCGTGATAGACGGCGCATAGATCTCGCGCAGCAACCGGTCAATGTTCGCCAACTCGGTCGGCGTCAGGTGGGCCGACTCCAGGCCAGGCGCCACCAGTGCGCCCACCGCCGCACTCGCGCCGAGGAACAGGAACGTGCGCCGGCTCACGCCGTCCTCGACGGGCGGCGGCGTGTCAGCGGTCAGCCACTTCGGGAGCCAGAGCATCAGTCCGTGCCTTTCTGGGTGTAGCGACGATCGGTATCCCTGCGCGCTCGATTCGCCGCCACGTCCTCCTCATACAGGCGCTCCGCTAGCGCGACCGCTTGCTGGCCAAAGAGGCGATCATGGTCGACCATCACCCGGAACAGTCGATACGCGGTGGCCTGCAGGGCCTCATCTCTGGTCTCTGTGTTCACTCGCATGCGTCACCTCATTCCGCCGGCCATCACCCACGCGGCCCACAGCAGGCAGAGCGCGTGCATGGCGTTGTCGACCGCGATGATGGACCACGGCGCCATCGGCGGCTGCGCGAAGGCGTCTTGTCCGCACTTCTGCATGTACCAGCGCACGAACTGCGTGCGGTCAATCAGGAAGTGCGGAACGCCGACGAGCAGCCACGCGGCCGGGTACGCCAACCATCCAGCGCAGTAACACACGGCGAACGTGTAGAACCCGACATGCACCAGGCACGGCACGGTGCGCGTCTTCTTGTTCTGCGCCATCCAGTCGTTCTGGAGCAGGAAGTCCCCGACGAGGTGCCCGACCAGCAGCGCCGCGCTCATGACGCCAGCCAGTAGACGAGCGCGAAGCCCAGCGCAAAGACCACGGCTCGCTCGATGGCCGTCTCGTGCCGCGTCAGCCAGGAGTCACGCGGGAAGGGCTGCCCGTCGTCGATGAGAGCAGGTAGGCCCCACGGTTTCCAGTGGATGCCGGCACGGTCGTCGCGCATGGCCACGGACTCGTCGTCAATCGCGCGCAGGTAGGCGGAACGCCCCTCACTCGCAGGCATGGTCCCCTCCACAGTCGTCGCGCCGGCAGATGGAGCAGCGCGGGATGTGCACGGGCGGCGTGATCGCGACGATTGGCTTCGGGGCTGCCGCCGCCAAGATGGACAGCGCCTCACGGATGGTCAGCCCTTCTGCCTTCGGCCCGCGCAGGCTCGCCGGCAGCGTCGTGTAGTACCCGCCCGCGTCCTGCTGGCGACGGTGCGGCGGGTCGTTCAGGTCGATGATCATTGGCTCGCCGTTCCAGTAGGTCATGACTGCCGCTCCACGGTGAGGGTCCAGTGCGAGACGACACGGCTCCCGTCCTCATACGTCTGCGCCACCGAGAACGTCGTGCCATTGTCGAAGGCGTGAATGCGCATGTTCCCGGCCGCGTCGAGTTCGATACCAGGCGGCGGCTCACCCACAAAGGCGCACGAGACCGCCTCGCGTCGCCAATCGAAGGTTTGCACCGTCGTGGCCGGCATGTCGAACGGATTGTCGCTCATCCCTTCCCCCACGCCGGAAACACCCCGCGGCGCCCCGGCTTCAGTTCGTGCCGTTTCTCGATGCGTTCCGCCTCGGCGCGGCTCAGCGGGTCGAGCGTCGCAAGGTCGGCCTGCAGCGCCAGCTTGCCGATGTCGAGCGGCTTGCCGACGGGCCGCGACTCGAAGAAGCGGCCGATGCTCTCGTAGCTGTTATGGACCAGCACGCCGTTGGCGAAGAATTCGTGCGCGTCGTCCACTTCGAGGTCATACACCGCTGCGGTTCCGCTGCGACGAACGGAAATAACACATAGGCTTCCCGCAGAGCCGGGCTCGGTCTCGCTTCGGCGTGAAGACGTCGCCGCAGACGTCGCAAGGCCGCGGTTGGATGGCCGGTCGTGCGTCTCGTGCGCGCTGATCGGCGGCTCGCCACGCACAGGGCCGAGAGCAGTAGAGACGAGGATGGGTTGCAGGCCGGGCCATGTACTCTCGGCCGCACTGTACGCACCGATACGCGACCGCAGGTTGCCCCAAGCGGACGCGACTCGCAATCGCCATGTTGGCACGGCGTGAGGTGCGCTGCCGCTGGCTCGGGTGAACTGAGTGCATAGCGAGATGACGCGCCGCCGGCACCAGTTCCAGATTATCCGGATGATTGTTCGCGGGGTCGCCGTCGCGATGATGGATATGGTGCCCTGCCGGGATGGAGCCGTGCAGGTCCATCCAGACCTGTCGATGCAAGCGAGGGCGTCCGCGCCGTCCGAAGTACCGCTCCATGCAGTAGTAGCGGACACCCCGCCACTCCTGAATCGTCGCGGAGATGACCGCCGGGGCTTCAGGCATGCAACATCATACACCATGATGCCCTCGGATAGTTCGTTGAGTCTTACCCATCCGCGATCCACGACCCACACGGGATGTTCGGACGTACCTGTGAGCACACGGCCGTCGGAGAGCGTCACGTCGTAGACCGGCGCGGCGTCCGCCTGCTTCCACGACGCCCGCACGCTGCGCCAGCCGCGGCGCGTCAACACGACGTCACCCGCCACCACCTCGCGTATAGCGACCTCACCACGCGCGGTCGTGATCAGCGTGCTCCCTACAAGGCAGTGATTCTCGCTGTCGCCGTCCTCGACTTCCGGGTCATCCTCATCCCACGGCACGCGCGGCACGGTGCGAATCAGGTGCGGGCACGCCGTCGTGCACGACCAGTGCGGCACGCCGTGCTCGCTCACGCTCAGGGCCGCCATCCATCGCTGCGGGCGGGACACGCGCGCCGCACGGCCACCGGCGCCTTGCTGCAGAGGGATGTGGAGCGGCTGGCCCAGGCCCTCATCGTACACCTCGGCGATGCTCTTGCCGATGCCCATTTCGCGGCGGCTGCCGAACATCACCGGCTCGAGCTCGATGTACTGTGGCCGCGCCATGCCGCGCGCCATGAACGCCTCGATGGTGACGCGCATGCGCTCGGCCTGCTCGACGTCCCGCACTTCCTGCTGATACCACTCGTGGAACGTGCGCATGTGGCCGTTGGGCAGGACTGCGTGCAGGTAGGCAGCCCACGGCGCCCCATACCCGTAGTCGACCGAGCCATAGATGACGGCCTCCTTCGGCGGAAACCACTGCGCGTCGTCGTACACGTGCCACGGGATGACCTGGCCCACCGTGCAGCCGATGCGCAGGAGATGCCCGTCCGTCTCGGTGACCGTGTGCGTGGGCTTCCACATCGCGCCGAGGATGTAGCCAGCGTTGCTCTCGAAGCTGGCCTCGTACTCCTGCAGAAATAGACGCAGCTGCCCGCGCTGCTCGTACTGGCGCCGGATGCCCGTCAGTTCGTCTTGCTTGTCGCGGTACAGCGGGCAGTCGGCCGTGGTGAACGTCCAGCTCGCCCAATCGGGATACGCCGGGTCCTGGCCCTGCTGATACAGCGTGTAGAAGTGGTCGTAGCCTTTCGGCGTCCCGAGGATCAGCGCCCAGCCGCCCGTGTCGAGCAGAGACGGCAAGATGATCTCGTCCCACAGGTTCTCTTTGGTGTCGGCGTACTCGTCAATGACGATGCCGGCGATACCGCGCCCACGCAGGCTGTCGGGATGGTCGGCCCCGTGCAGGGCGATGACGCTGCCATTGAGTAGTTCGATCTCGAGGCGGCTCTCGTTCGGCGGGCGCCGCAGCCACGAGCGCGGCACCATGTTGACGAGCACCTTCCACGCGATGTCACGGGCCTGCTTCAGTTCCGGCGCCAGATACCAGTAGCGCCCAGGCGCCATGGCTGCGCTCAGCAGCAGGCAGATCACCCCGAGGATGGTCTTGCCCCACCGTCGGCCAGCGGCCACGACACGGAATCGCGCGGGAGACTCGAAGACTTGGCCCTGCTGCGCGTGCAGCTTCAGCAGCCGCTCGGTCGGGACGGTGGGCGCGCTCACTTCTCGATGACCACGCGCAGCACCTCGAGCCCGCCTTCGACCTGCACGGTCTCCTTCGGCTTCCCGTAGGCGTAGTGCCATAGCATCGTCTCGACGGCTGGGTGCAGCTTGCCGGCGTCGAGCTTGGCCTGCAGGGCCGCCCGGTAGTCGCGCCCCTCCACGAGTTGGCGTGCGACCTCTCGCACTTCCTGCGTCACCTTGTTCGGCGTGCCCTTCGTGCGGCCCTGCTGGCCGCCGCGTTTCAGGTTGGCTAGGCTGCGCGGGTTGCTGCCTTTGCGGCTCATCGTCGTCTCCATCCGGCCAGGAGGAGCGCCGTCGCCAGTAGTATCGCCGTACTCGGCTCCGGCACGGGCTGCACGTCTGCCGCGTGCCCATCGGTCCATGCCGACCACGACGCCAGCGGCACGGGCCCCACCGTCAGGGGCGGTAGTTCGTCCTCGATGCGCGGGCCCAGCGTCTCGAACACCGGCGCGCCCCACGCAGCCAGCACCTCCGGCGACAGCGGACCGACCGGCGGCGTCGGGTCGTAGGGGTTGGCCGTCGGCCCGTCAGGCAGCAACATGCCGGCACAGGTCTGCCGGGCGGTCGCGGGATCGTAGGGGTTACAGCCGGCCATCGGCTACCTTTCGGGTTCTGTGTCCGGCCACCCACCGCCCCTGCGCGTCCCGCTGCTGTCGCTGCGTGCGGAGGTGGCGGGCGTGTCGTTCGGCCTGCTGCTGGCGCCGGAGGTCGGCGTCACGCGCGGCCTGCTGGACGGCGAGGCGGCGCAGGGTGAGGGCGGCGCGGCGGACGTGTTGCGGCGTCATGCCGACCACGTCCACCGCAGCTCGACTGGTCCAACGAGCACGCGCCAGCGGTAGAACGGTCGCGGGTGTCCTGCGGGCCACGGTCCCCGGTTGATGAAGCCCGCCTGTCGCCAGCCGCGCCAGACGACGTTCAGGCGCCAAATGGAGACGCCAGCGAAGATGTCAAAGAGTTCAGGTCGCTTGTCGCTCATATAGGGCCTCACTCACACGGATGGTCGCCGCCGCAGTCGTCGCGGCGACAGATGGAGCAGGTGACGGAAGGGGCGGGTGGGGCTGGGATGTGGTATGGCTGCCAGTGCGTCGCTACCAATAGCGATGACCAGTGCCCGTACTCGCACACGAGTGCGTGCGGTTCGCACTCAAGCAGGATCGGAGACCCTGACGTCGTCACGTAGTGCGGGTCATCGACCGTGCGCGCCCGCAGCCAGAACCAGCACTTGACGTCCTTCGGCGCGGTGGCAATCGGCTGCCAGTCGCACGTCGAGATGGCGTCGAGGACATCACGCAGGACCGATGCCCACCGACGCATGGCCGCCTGTCGCGGTGATGACTCGGGCCAGCCCCACTCGACCAGCGCAACGGTACGAATCTCGTGTTCGACCTGCTGAAGGTCTCGCGCCAGCGCCACGGCGGCGTCACGGTCGGCGGGTGTCATGGCTGCTCCTCTTGCAGGGCGGCGTGAACCGCCTCCCACTCGCGCACATCACAGGCCATCCCGGCCCCTCCGCGATGGATAGCCTCCTCGATCTCGCGCATGAGCCTCGCGCGCGTCTGCGGTAGTAGCCGCTGGCGGTACGTGCGCACGGCCTCGGCGATCATCCCAACGGCATACGACTGACGCCCCAGCCCGTAGCGGAACGACCAGCCCACGAGTTCATCGAGCGTGGCGTCGGGAATGTCTCGCGCCTCCAGTTCCGCCACCCTGGCCCGGAGCGCGTCGCGCTCGGCTTCGGCCTTGTCACGCATCCTGCGCTCGTAGTCGCGCTCCTTCACGGCAACATCATGGAACGCCTTCCCTGTATCCCGCTCCCCCTCCAGCCGCGCAATCGTCGCGGCCTGCTCGGCGATGGTGGCGCGGAGGGCGGCGAGTTCGGCGTCGGCCTCTTTGCGCGCTTTGCGTTCCTCGGCGTGCTTTTCGATGTACTCCTTCGCTTGGTCTGATGCAGCACGCCATGCTGCTTCCCAATCGACGCAGTCATACTCAGCGCGCTCGTTGAGGCGGCGGACAAGAAATGACACCGTGCAATCACATGTGGCCCGACTCGCAGCCCCGCAGTGCTGACAGTAGAAGCTCTCAGCCATCCTGCCCCTCCTCCGCGAGCGCGGCGTCGATGGCGATCAGCGCGGCATCTCGCATACATGCAGCGCAGGCATCCGGGTCGTGCTCGTCCAGTCCTTCGCCCTCCTCGTGAAAGGGGTTGTAGTCGTGCATGGCATCATCAAGCGCGACGTGTGCCCGCGCAGCCACCAGCGCCTCCCGCATCCGCCGCTCGCGTCGGGCCGTCGCCAGTAGGGCGGCTTCGGCCTGCTCGGCGCGCAGGCGCTCGGTGTGCGCTTCCTGCCGCCAGTGCTGCCACGCCTCGTCGAGCGTGAGATCGAATGTGCAAGCGGCCATGCCCTCGGGGCCGACGCATTCAGGTAAGGGCTCGTGCCGTGGATGAGACACCGGCACCGTGCGTCCGCAGTTCACGCACATACGCCCATAACGTTCCCGCGCCGACGCGATGAGGGCGGGGAGGGCGTTGACGGCGGCGGCGATGAGGCGGGCATCGGCGTCACTGACAGACACGACCGGGCGTGCGATTAGGCCGAAGGATTGCGTCACGACCGGCGCTGGCCCGCCTAGCTGCGGGTGATCGTAGGCCGTGTGAATCGTGCGTTCGATGCAATCGCCACCCACGGGGGTTGTGTACGGCACGTCTTCACGATGCACTTGCCACGGCCCCGGCGTCGCAGCCTCCAGCAGCCGCGCCAGTTCGTCGAGGTCGTGCGGGGTCACAACCGTCAAGGATTCCTTGTCAGTTGCCATCACTCCCCCTTCACCAGCGCGCGGAGGGCGTTGAGGCTGGATGCTCGTTGCTGTGCAACAGCCATCGCCTGTGTGGTGTCTCCTGATTCAATTATCGGACGCCACGTGTCCACAGCCTCCATCAGCTCCCGCGCGACCTGGCGGAAGGCGAGGAGTTCGGCGGCGAGCGACTGGATCGTCTCCGCAGCCGGCACGATGACGCCGGTCACTTGCATACACATGCGTCCAGTGGTGGCCTTGTAGACGTAGGCGTGCTCCGACATCAGTTTCTCCAGCACCTCATCACTGACCAGCTCAGCCACGGTCGGCCTCCAGCGCGGCGAGCAGGGCGTCGGCCACGCTCACGGCACGCGACGCCAGTAGCGCCTCTTCTTGCATGATGTCGCGGCCGAACGCTGCCGCCACACAGTCCCGCGCGATCTCGTACCTGCGAATCTCGCGCCGTGTGCGCTCCAACGTGGCGCGCGTCTCCTGTGCCCCGTTCGTCTGTTGTCCTGCCATCACTCCCCCTCCCGGCCGCCGCGCCGACGCGGGCCGCCTCACTGCCGGATGCCTGCCTGCTCAACAGCCACGCGCGCGCCCGGCATCTCGTCCAGCCCGGCGTACCGCTTGTGTGCCGCCACGTGGACCACCTGGCTATCGTCCTGCCAGACCACGCCAGTCAGCGCGTCTTTCAGCGCGCGCGTCAGCTTGTCGAGGTCCGGCTTCTTTGTGTGGTGCTGCACGCGCTTCGGCAGGCTCGCCGGGCGCGGCAGGATGAATGTCACCGTCAGGTGGACCGCTGCCCCGCGCGTAAAGGCGATCGCCCCGCCTGCGGCCTGCTTGGCAGCGTCCGTAACCAGCGCAGCCCATGGGCGGGTATGCTTGTTCGTCTCGGTCACGATGATGCGTCCCGTTGCGCGGTGCGGCATCGCCTTCGTGCTGCCCTTCGGGGCGGGCACGCCGTAGACGTCGAACGCCACGACGCGCGAGGAGATCACGTCCTGTAGCGTGAGCGTCGTCATGCGCCATCCCCGGCCCTGTGCAGCGCGGCTTGCTGCTCCGACTTCCACTGCTCTGCCATGTCGTACAACTGGCGAACGGTCTCGACCACGTCTGACGGTTGGTCATGCGGCACGCCCGTGATACGTGCGGCCTCGTCGCGCATGTACGTGATGAGCGACTGTAAGTTCTGCTCACGCTGCTCCGCTCGCTCGCGCCGCTGCCGCTCCTCGACAAGTTGCCGCTCCACGTCCAGCAGCGCGCGGGCCAGATGCGGACGCTCGTGCGCGGTCATGGCTGGCGCTCCGTAGTCGGTAGATTTCCATATCTGTCCCGCCCCTCGGCCTTATGCAGCAGCGCGTGAGCGCGGGCCAGCAGGCGACCGCGAAAACATGGCCGGTCGGGCGAGACTTGATACACCTCGTCCTCGTCATCGCTTAGGCGCTGATAGGCTTCATCGCCATACACGGCCACGTACCGGCGCATCACGGCGTCTGGCGTGTCGTTCGGGTTAATCGTCAACATCCTCACCCCTCCCTCGCCGGCCCGCGCCGGCCTGTCTCGTCGTCGGGCAGCGGCACGCGCGTCGTGCGCGACACCGGCACATCCGGCGCCGTGATGCCCTGCCCCGCGCGCCGGCCGAAGTCGGTCAGCGGCAGGTGCGGCAGCCGCTCGGCCAGCGCCGCCCGGAACGCCGCGCGGTCGTGCTGCGTGTCCGCCCACCACGAGCGCGTCGGGTTGTGCGCGCGGCTCAGCGCCGCCACCAGGATCGTTGCGCGCATATCGAGGCTCATGCGGCACCTCGGCACGGCAGGCAACGCCACGGCTCACCCGTGTAGAACGTCGGCGCTTTCGGGTCACGCGGCAGATTGCTCTCGTAGGTCTTCCCGCACAGCGGGCACGTCACGCGGTACGTCATGCCGTGGCCTCGCTGAATAGGTCCGGCTGCGCGGCGGCGCCGAGACAGGCGGGCGAGAAGAAGATCACCTCACGGCTGGCGTTCGCGCGGCCTCGCCCATCGCCCTGTGAGCCATATCCGCCGTGCGCCTTCCATGCGTGCACCTGCCAGCCATCCGGTACGGGGTGCGCGCCGTCGTAGGTGCAGAAGGCGATACGGAGTCGGGTGTCCTGCCCGTGCTCGACCGCCCACTCGTAGACGGCCTGCGACACGTCTTCGCTGGCGGCGTACTCCACCGAGTGCTCGTCTGAGGGATAGGGTGGGTCGAGAAACACGCCGGTCACGCCGTGCGTGATCGTGACGGACTCGCCGAGCACCCGCGTCCAGTCGCCTGACGCCACACGCACACGCCGCAGGCGGTCGGAGAGCGAGCGGAACCATGCGCCCATCCCGGCACTGCCGACGTGCACGAGCTGTCGGTGTACGCCCATCCCGGCATCGCCGACGTGTACGAGCTTTCGGGAGTCCTCATCGACCAGCCACGGGCCGTCACCAGCGCACCAGCCAGAGCCGATCCAGCAGCAGATACCCCACACCCACCAGCCCGCAATCTGCGCGTCGTAGAACGCTGGGTCGCCTTCCAACCGCTCAGTGAGTTCTGGCCGCTGCCCGACCAGCCACGCATGGCGCGCGTGGAGGTCGTTCTCGTTCACCGGCCAGTCAGCCCACCGCGCCACGGTATCCGGCTCGGCCTGCACGGCACGCCAGAAGTTCGCAAGTAGGCCGTCCTTGTCATTGACCGTCTCGGGGCCGTCGAAGGGCTGTGGGCGGTTCAGGAGGACGGCCAGCGAACCTGCGAACGGCTCGACGTAGTTCCGCACGTTGCCGAACGCGCGCCAGACATCAGCGGCCACGCGGCGCTTGCCGCCGAACCATGGGAAGGGTGCCTGCAGGAGGCTCATGCCGCCCTCCCGCGCGCCGCCTGCTGCCGCTTGCGCGCCAGCGCCGAGCGGTACGCCGACAGCCCATTGCGATAGCCCAATCGGTACGCTTGGAGCGGCGACAGCCCCGCCACGGCGGCCTCGGCCCGTGCGTGCCGTTTCGCCGCCGCCGCGGCCGCCGCCTTCCGCCCCCGTGCGGACAGCGCCTCCTCGGACATCGCCACCACCCCGCCGTGCGCCGCACACGACGGGCTGCAGTACCGGCAGCCGGCCTTCATCTCGCGCGGCTCCTGACACCACGCGCACGGCCGCACGCAGGCGGGATACTGCCGTTTGCGCCACTGCGGGTAGCTCATGCCGCACCTGCCCGTGCCTGCGCGCGCTGCGCCTGTTCCGGCCGACACTGCGGGCAGTGCCGCACGAAGGAGTACGCGACGAGCGTTTCCGGCTCGATGCCGTCCCGTGGCGAGGGCGTAGCCGGCAGCACGCCGCGGTCCTCGCACAGCGCGCAGCGGTATTCCGCGTCCACGACCTGCATCCGCTTGCCGTGCAGCCGCGTGCCCGGCGCGTGAATGACCGCCTCACCCTTCGGGACGTAGCGCGTCTGTGGCGCCTGTGTCATCTCGGCCTGACGCTTCCGGCATAACTCCTGAATCAGACCAGCCTGGACGAATCGCGCCCCTGTCGAGACGCGCGCACGAGGAGCCTCCTGTAGCGCCCACTCAACCACGTCAATCGGATAGCGCGCGAGTTGCGACCACCAGTCACGCATGGCGTCGTCATTGAGCGGCAGCACTTCCCCGAGGCGGCCGAGCCGTTGTAGGGCCGAGCCGAAGCGGTCGCGGTCGTCGAGTGTCATGATGCGCGCTCCTCTCGCCACTCGTCGTAGCCGTCCATCAACAGTTGCCGCGCCTTCTCTGACTCGACCTTCGCGAGACAGTCCCACGGCCCCGTGCGGTCCCATGACTCGTACACGTAGGGGTCGATGTGCTCCCACAGTGCGCCGAACATCCATGAGCCACACACGAGCGCCTTCCTGATCTCGCGGCACTCCGCGCAGGTCTTCGACGTCCATGGCCGGTCATAGCCGGACGTCTTTCCGGCCACATGCTCGTACATCTCGCCACGCCGGATGGTGCGCCGACACTCACAACACCGATGCTCTTTGCGCGCGCGGCGCATCGTCTCGCTGTAGAAGTCGTTGCCGTCGTCGTAGCCCATATCAAGGCAAACGTCCGCGCAGCCGCTCATCGCGCACCTCCTGCGACCAGCCCGTCTGCCCAGCCGTCCGTGACCTTTGACGCCGCCGCCGACAGCGGCTTGACTGTCGTGCCCTGCCACTCGCGGAACCGCGCCCGCCAGAACTCCCACGTGGTGTCGCCGACGGTGCGCCCTTCCCACTCGGCCTCAGTCGCGCCGTACCACGCCAACAACCGCATGTCCGCGTCAGGGCCGCCGAGCTTGCCGCGGAGCTCGTCGTGCAGCATCTGCGGCACGTCGAGGCCGCGAGACGATTGCCAGGCGCAGTGTGCTTTCCGCCGTTGCGTCGGCATGGCGCCGGGGTCGGCGAGGTAGGGGTCCTCGGTGGCGCCAGTGGCGGGCGGGCGCGCTGTTCCTGCGCCTCCCCCTCCTCCACTCCCACTCCCTCTTCCACTACCACTCCCACTACCATCACGAGATTCCGCGGCGGATTCCGTCGTGGAATCCACCTTGGAAGGTTGCGATGTTCCGCGCTTACTCTCGCGCCACTTCCGGCGTCGCGACTGGACGACTGCCGACGTCTCCTGCCAGTCTGCGAAGTCGTGAATCCGGAAGCCGTCCGGATGCGCCGTCCAGAGCGGCGACTTGCCATGGATGGGCGTCGCGGTGAGCTCGCCGACCACGCGCGCTGCCTTTGGGTGGAGCGAGGGGAGCATCGCCGACGGGATGAATCCGTCGGTCAGGTGCTCCTTGCTCCAGCACAGCCCGTGTAGCCAGAGGCGTAGGGCCGCATCGCTCAGGGGCGCGTGCTTCGGGCTGGTGAGGATGCCCGTGTGGATGCTGACACTTGCCATGTCGCCCCCTACGACGCACGCACCACAGGCGTCTTCTCTTCCCACACGCGAACGCCAGGGATGCGCGTCGCGCCCTTCAACGCCCGCACGACGCCGCCGATGGCCTTCTCGTTGACACTCAGGTACTCGCGCGGCACGGCGGACTCATTGTCGACCTGCCAGCGCCACTCGCTGCGGTAGCTGATGCCGTCTACCTTCGGCGCCGCCGTGGGCAGCGTGATGATGGGCGCAGGCGCCGCGATAGCCTGCTCGACGACGGCCATGGCTTCTGCCTCGGACACGCCCTGCGCCTGCAGCATGGCGGCCTCCTGCAGTGCAAACTCTTCCTCACGGCGCTTGGCCTCTGCAGCCAGTTGGGCCTCTTCCTCGCGCTGCCGGCGCTGCTGCTCGGCGTTCCATGCGGTCATCTCGCGGCGCAGGCGCGCCTCTTCCGCCTCGATGGGCTTCAGTTCCTCCGCACGGCGGCCGGTCAGCGCCTTGTGCGCCTGGTTGGCCTGCTTCACCAGCGGCTCGAACCAGTCGGTGATGTGCTTCTTGAGCGAAGCCAGCCCCTTCACGCGCTCCGCGGCGAGGGCGTAGCTGGGCGCGTCGATGACGCGGATGGCCTGCGACTCCTCGACGGCCATGCGCGACTCGCGGGCCATTTGTGAGGCGTCAGGAATCTCGAAACTGATGATCTCGGCGTTCATGCGGCACGTCCTCCCTGCTGCTCGATGGCCCGGTAGACCGTGAGCGCAGCCATGGCGATCTGATAGTCACGCGGGTCGGTGTAGACGTCCGCGCGATACGTGCCGTCCCTGCGGACGGCGATGCTGATACGGGTGATAGGGTCGGCCTTCGGGTCGAAGTCGATCCACTCGAGCGGTGGCCGGTCGCGCAACATGCGGGCGTACAGGGCCAACTGGTAGCGCGCAGCGACCATGTCCGGGTTGCCGCTCTTGAGGTCGGCGACGGCAGGATGTCCATCCCACCAGCCGACCGCGTCCGTCGTGCCAGCGAGGCCGTAGGCGGCATCCCACAAGCGCACCTCCTGGGCCAGCACGCGGAAGCGTGAGTCCTTCAGGAACCGCGCGTAGGCGTCGATGTACCCCCGCTCCGACTCGTCGACGGTCGTCCAGTCGAGCGTGCCCTCGGTGAGGTACTGCGCGGCCTTGTGGACGCGCGTGCCGCGGTCGCGGGCCTTCTCGAGGATGCCGGCTGGCACCCCCTCGAAGTTGATGAGCCCCACGGTCCGCAGGACGGTCGTCACGCTCACGAGGTCGCGGGCGCTGCCGTCGACACCGACGAGGGTGTAGCGGTGCATCTCCGCGTCGAACTCGAGGCGCGGGAGGGTTTCGGCGGCGAGGGTGGCGTTCACTGATCGTCTCCCCCCGGCTCACGCTCTCCGGCTGCCTGCTCGATGTCGGCCGACAACAACACCAGCACGTCGCCGTTCTTGCTCGGCACCTTCTTGAACGTGATGGCCGCGAAGTGGTCGGAGTCGGCGATACCCACCAGCGTGGCGTACAGCCCCTCGTCCTTCGTCTCGACGGTGCCTCCGACAAAACCAAGCGGCACGGTGTCGTCGCCAGTCACGTCGATCCGGTACACCTTGCGCGCCTTGTCGAACATGGCCTCATTGACGCGAACCCTGGCCTCCATCACCTGCGGGGCGGTAGTGGCAGGCGCCGCCTCCGGCGAGGCTGCCGGTGCAGATGCGGCGCCTGCGGTGGTCTCCGTGGCGGCAGGCGCAGACGGCTCCGGACGGGCCATCCGCTGGGGTTCCTTGGCGATCTCCGGGAAGGCGTCATCGACCGTAACGTCTCCCTCCTTGAGCGCGGTCGCGATGCCCTTGAGCGTGGCAAGGTGGTCGAGCGTGATGTCCTCGACGCCAGCCACCTTGATCGCCGCGAGCAGGCGGGCCTCCGCGACGCCCATGCGCTGGAAGTAGGCGAGCATCTTGGTCCGCTTCGACACCAGCGTCTCCGCATCGCCAATCGCCACGCGCCGGGCGGCCTCGTAGATGGGCTGCCAGAACGCCTTGGGGATGACGCGGAACACGGTGTTGCGGTAGGCGATGGAGTTGGCCGCGTTCGACGTGGTGGTGATCATGTCGTCGCCGTACTTCTTCGACGGGATGACCTTGCCGTTGCGGTCCTTCTTCTCACTGGTCGTGATGCGCCGCCGCACCTCGAAGGCGACGGCCACGTTGCGCTCCAGATCCCAGGACGTCCCGCGCGCCACGACGTGCGTGTCCGTCTCCTCGACGATGCGCGCCTCGGAGCGCATGTGCCCCCATGTGGACGCCATGATCTCGGCCAGTCGCGCGCTCGGCCCTTCGATCGTCTTGCCGTCACGCGGCACGGCGTAGAAGCACTGCTCGGCGATCTCCTCGCTGAGCGTCGCCAGCGTCATCGCCTCCTTCATGACCTTCGACACGCTGCGCGGATACCGCTTCGCCGTGGCGATCTGGATGTCGATCTCGCCGCGCGTCTGCGCCTCGAGGCCGGTCTGGACCGGGACGACCTGCTCGGAGACTTCGGGTTCGTGTACGGCGTTCATCGTGCCCTCCAGATCGCGCGCTCCCGCGCATCGTGCGTGCGGTCGTCGTCCAGCGCGGACGGCCCGACGGGTTCTGCGGCGCGGACCATGTCCTCGGCGCGCTCCCCGATGACGTCGTAGAGCGCCTGCAGCGCGTCCACGATCGGCGTGTCGGCCGGCAGGTACTGCAGCACCTGCATGGCGACCAGTGAGCTGATGTCCTTCTGGCTCATCAGCGCCAACGTCTCGGCCTGGGCGCGCTCGCCGCGCAACACGGAGCGCAGCAGCTTGTCCGACTGGCGCAGCCCGCGCAGGATGCGGTCCTCGGTGGACTCCGCGGTGTGCAGCGTGACGAGGCTGTGCAGCCCCTCGTCCCGCAGCGTGTGTGTCGTGTAGACGCGATTTGCTCGTACCATGTCAGAGGCCCCTCCATCGGGCCGGTTGTCCGGCCGGTTGCCGTTCATTGGCGACTAGGCCGTTCTCAAGGCGTCGCCAGCCGCAAACTGGCGACGCCTTGCGTTTTCTAGAATCGCGCGTACGTGAGATATGAAGTCCGCAACTGACATCCGGCCCTTCATGTAGTTGCATCGCGCACACGCGGGCACGCAGTTCTTGTTCGTATAGGGCTTGTCGTTATCGACGCGGTCGATACCGTTGCTGGTGAACGTTCGGCGGATGGTCGCCACTGGCGGGTGACCACAATAGAAACAGTCACCGGCAACTAGACCCACGAACTCGTCTTCAGTCAGTTCAAAGGCAATACCGCGCCTACGAGCGCCGCTCTTATAGCCCCGGAACACCCTGGAAAATCCGGCGTGGCGGTCCGGTCGGTGCGGCGTCAGGTGTCTGCCGCCGGCCGGAACACCGTGCCCACAGCCACACGAATTCGTGACGCCTGCCCTCAACCTGGTCCCGCGTACAGACGCGATGTGCCCGCAGTCGCACTGGCATGTCCAGTAGGCCTTCCCCCCGATTACGCGGTCGAAGTCCAGAACAAGGAGTCGGCCCGCGCGCAGCCCTTTCATGTCCATGCGCTTCCTGCCGGGCCTCACGCGCTCCTCCTGTCATGCTGCCCTACGCCCTGCACACAGCCCGCGCCCGCGCAGACGATGGCGTCGCGGTCGTGCATGTCAGTCCTCGCCCCGCCGAGCGATGCGCGCGGCGCGATGGTCGTCCGTGTAGATGCGTGCCGGCGCCTCCTTCGGCTCCTGCGACGGCAACTCCACGCCGAGCGCCAGCGCGAGAAACCGCATGTCGTGCTGCAACTGCTCGATCTGCAGCGAGAACGTCTGCTCATGGCCGGCGACGTTCTTTTCCAAGCTCTCGACGCGCGCCATGAGTGGACGCACGGGACTATTCGTGGTGTGCATGCTGTGCTCCCCTCTCGATGTGTGCCTGCTCGGCAACGACGATGCTGATCGCAACAGAGACCAGCGCGTCGTCCTCGTCTTCGGCCGTCAGGTCGTAGACCGGCGGCAGCCCACGTCCCTTCGCGAGCAGGTTGCAGAACTCGCGACGCTCGCGGGTCGTCATCGCGCCTGCCTCTCGAAGTAGTCCGGGTCGGTGGTGGACTCGCGCGTCGTGAACATGCCGGCCAGTTCGGGATGGTCAGCCATCAACTGCCGTGCATAGAACGCCCTGAAACTGTTATTGAGCCGGTACGGGTCGCCTTCCGTCCGCACGGTCGACAGCCACCGCAGGCGCTCGAACAGGAGCGCGATGCCTACCTGGCGCACGCCACGCGCGCGAAGGTCACGGGCAATCTCGACGAGCTTCTGCATCACGTGCGGGTTCTGTGTGTGGAAGGCGCGGGCACGGGCCGCCAGCGCCGATTCACTGGCCTCGAAGGGCAGCACGGGCGTGTCGGTCCACGTCACCATTCGTCGTCCTCGTCGCCGTAGCCGCGATCGTTGGTGGCGATGTCGTAGATGACGCACGCCACTGTTGCCACCATCGCAAACGCCAACAGATGCACCACTACCTGCCACGCGAACCACCAGCCCTCAGACATGCCGCCCTCCTCGCTCTGTGCGCGCCGGGAAGCGCCACGTGGGCCCGTCCCATCCACTGCGACCGTCGCGCCGCGCGATGGCCGTGCGCGTCCGCTCCGTGACGTGGTCCTGCTCGTCACCAGGCACGTAGGCCCGAATGGCCGCGAGGACTGCGAACGATGCGGCGGCGACGAGCGCCAGCACGAGCACGGTCCCGCACACCGCCAGCAACGCCGCCGATCCGACCAGATGCAAGACATCCATCACGCCACCTCGTGATCGCGCACGTCCTCGTCCAGCAGGGCGAGGAGTTCACGCTGCAGGGCCTGAATGCGTGCCGCTCGTCGCGCCGCGGCCCCGGTGCGGCGCACGCGATGGCCGAAGTGTTCGGCCACGAGACACCCGAACTCCGCGAGCACCTGCGGGTCACGCGCGAGCTGTTCAAGCGGCAGGCGCTCGACGCCCGACAACTGCCGCGACAACTGCGCGCCGCTGATCCCCATGCTGATCGCCGTCGCCTTCTGCGAACTGCCCGCGCGCAGGATGGCCGTGCGCAGGAGGTCGAGCACATCGCGCGTCGGCGCCGGGGCCTCGGGCGTCATCGGGTCGACCATGCGCTGGCGCAGATACACGACGGTCACCGCACACCTGCCCAAGCGGATTGAGAAGCGTTACGCCGCCGTCGTCGTGCAGGCTGCTGGGCATGTCCTGGCTGCGGTCCCTGCTCCACCCACTGCTCGAGGAGTTCCCGACGATAGAGGTTCAGGCGTCCAGCCTTGTGCGGACGGAGCCCCTGCCGCTTCGCCCACGCCCAAAAGGCGGCGGCCGATGGGAAGCGGAGATAGGCGGCGGCCTCTTCGAGGGTGAGGTATCGCTGCTGCGCCAGCGCCGCGTGGTCGAACGGCGCATGGCGCAGATTGGCCGCCTCAGTTACCGGCTGCGCCGCGCCAGCGTCGCCCTCGCGGACGACCTCGCCCGCCTGCGGGAACTCGGCGGCTGACGTCATGACGCGGCCTGTTGCAGCCCTTCCGCTTCAAGGAAGCGGCGGATCTTGTACTGCGTCCGCTCGTTGACGGGCTGATGCTGCAGAGCGCGATACAGCGTGGCTTCTGGTACGCCGACCTGATCCGCGAGGTCCTTGTAGGACACGTCGCGCTCCAATCGGAGCAGCCTCAGTTGCTCAATGTCGTTCATGTGTCCTCGTCTCAATTCTGACGTTGAGGTCACTTTATGCTGGAGCTACCGCACTGTCAACAGGAAATTTCATTGCCTCCACATCCTCTATTCCGTGAGGATGCGTCAGTGTCAGATTTCGATGAGCTGGTCGCGCCGTTTCTGGAACGGCGGGGCGGGAAACGTGCGCTGGCAGAGATGCTGGGGATGACGCCGTCGGGGTTGGGCCGTGGCCTTCAGGCGCGCACGCTCAGCGTCGAGAACCTGCTGGTGCTGTCGAAGGCGATCGGCCGTCCGGCGTCGGAGGTCCTGCGCGCCGCCGGGAAGCACGAGACTGCCGACTTACTCGAAGAGCTGTACGGCGCGGCCAGGCCGCAGTTGCCCGCGCAGCACGCTGAACTGCTGGCGCTCTTCGAAGGGCTTCCACTAGCGATGCGATCAGCGGCCCTCGCCTGGATGCGGGCGTCCGGCGAAGCGGTAGGGCGCCCCCCGCAGGACGCCAGCGCGAAGCGGTCTGCCGGCTGATCGTGAGTAACCCTGTGCGTGGCTACACATCCATAACGGATGAGCTAGCGCAAGCGAACAGACAATCACTCTGCCAACAGAGGTCCAATGAGGCGCTGCCCCAACTGCGGTACCTACTTACTCGACAGTGAGTCGACGTGCTCCGGGTGTCCAGTCCACGACGAGAAGCGGCGTTGGTGGATCGCGTGGATGGCGTCGATCGTCTGGTTGTCGATCATCAAGGTCGCGCTGGCGCCCGGGTGGCTCCTGCTACTACCGGGCGCCGTGTTCGCAGGTGTCGCGGCCGATAGCGGTCAGGCGTCGAAGATTCGCCGCGTGGCTACCATGCTGCTGCTGGCGTACACGTTTGCCCTGCTCGTCTCGGCAATGCTGTAAATGGGCGTCTACACGCGGCAGGACTCGCCCTGGTACTGGCTGTGGCTCGAACGCCCCGGCCGCCCCGCCCTCCGCGAAAAGACCCGCATCCCCGTGCACGCGCCGACGGCTCTGCAGCGCAAGACCCAGCGCGCGCAGGCTGAGGATGCCTACCGCGCCCGCATGGGCGAACTCGCCCGCGCCGGCTACGACCTGCCGACCGCGCTCCCCGCGCGCACCTTCGCCGCCCTGGCGGACTGGTACGAGACCCACGTCACCGCCCACAAGCGCGGCGCCGCCCGTGAGCGCGAGATTCTGCAGCAGCTCCGCAAGCACTTCGGCCCGCTGCAACTGGCCGACCTGACGCTGGCTCACGTCCGCGAGTGGATGACCGCGCGCCGTGCCGAGAAGGTCCCCCGCTCGTCGCGCACGGTGAGCGTGGCCACGGTGAACCGGGAACTCGACGTGCTGAAACATGTCCTCGGGTCCGCTGTACCGACGTACCTCGACGCGAATCCGCTCATTGGCCTGAAGCGCCTGCGTGCGCCGCTCGAACCCATGCGCGTGCTCGCCCACGACGAAGAGCGCCGCCTGCTGGCGGCCGTGCACGACGCGCGCGACCGTGCGCTGCTCGTGGCCGGGCTCGACACGATCGCGCGCCTCGGCTCGCTGCTGGCGCTCGAGTGGCGTGACGACCACGGCGACCATCTCGAGTTCCGCAACCCGAAGGCGGGGCCGTCCTACCGCGTGCCCGTCTCCGCGCGCCTGCGCGCCGCCCTCGATGCCCTGCCCGTCGACGAGCGGGGCCGATACATCTTCGCGCACCGCCGTACCACGAAGGACCCGGAAGGCTGGCGGAACGCCGTCAAGCTGATGCTGCGGCGAGCGTGTGCCCGCGCCGGCATCCCCTACGGGCGCGCACGGGGCGGCATCACCTTCCATGCCCTGCGCCACACGGGCGCGACGCGGATGATTGCCGCCGGGGTCGACCTGCGCACGGTGCAGGAACTCGGCGGCTGGTCGTCCCTGCGCCAGCTCGCCCGCTACGCCCACCCGACCGCCGACGCCAAGCGCCGGGCCGTCGAGACCGTGAGTGAGGCGTGAGTGGGATGCGTCGGCCTGTGTCGATTTCCGTTGGTTTTCGTGAGTGGCGCGTGAGTGGTGAGACAGGAACGGGCCGCTCGAACGCGACCCGTTTTTCACGATTTCCGCCTGTTTTCGGTGGTGGACGGCAGGAGGCTCGAACTCCCGACCTCCGCGTTGCGAACGCGGCAGATGACGCCTGTAACTCTCTGTCTGTGCAGCAGTTGCACGCGCGGCTCACGCTGGCGTGAGTGCCACGTGAGCCGAATCGCCTATTTCCACGTCCACGTCACCTGTCCGCTGGCCGACCACCGCCCGTCGGCGTGCCGGGTGGCGATGACGCCGCCGCGCCAGTCCTTCACCTCGACCACCCCGCCGATGGTCGCTGACCCGGAGCGAAAGTCGACGTGCGTCACGAGCTGCACGCCGTCGCTGGGCAGGTCCGGCAGGTCGAGCGCCGCCAGCGACAACGTCGAGGTCGCCCGCAGTTGCGCCGCCGTTCGGGGCGGCGCCAGGATGGGCACCTCAGGCTCGGTCGTCACAGGAACCTCGGGTCACGCTCGACGCCCGCCGCGATGCGTTTGGCGTCGTCGATGTGTTCCAGCACGGACGGCACGGGCGTTCCGCCGTCGAGGATACGCGCCCGCAGCTGCTCGACCTGCTCCCGGGTCGCGCTGCTGGCCACGGCCTGCAGGACGACATGCAGCACGTCGAGGATCGCTGCCATCTGCGCCTTGAGCACCGCCAGGTCCGTACTCGGCGGCACGGGAGGCGGGGCCGGCGTGGGCGCGGGCGGCGTGGGCGTCGAACTGTCAGGGATTCCTTGACCGTTGCCCGTCGGCTCCACCGGCGCCACCCACGGGCGCGCACGCAGGTCGATGATGCCGATGCTCGGCCCCTGCCCAGGCCTGAGCGGCTGCCCGACGGCCGCGCCGCCGAGCACGTCCCAGTGATGCCCGCTCGTGTGGCAGATGATGTCCTCGGCAATCTCCCCCACGGGTGAGTCGACGCGCTGCCCGCCCGTCTTGCGCGAGAGGCCCATGCCGAGATGGCGCGTGCGCCACGCCACCGCGTTCAGGAGTTCGCCGAAGGTGTGATGCTGTGCGGGGCCGGGCCGCTTGTCGCACTCCTCGAGCAGCACGCGGTAGACGTCATCCGGCAGGATGGGGTTACCGTTGCGTTCCGCCTTGGCCGTCCACGGGGCGACCTCGAGACTGGCGAAGCCGCGGGCGCCGGGGACGCTGTGATGGTAGACCGCACACGCGGCGATGACATCGGCGCTCATACCGCCCTCCGGTGCGCCTGATGGGCGGCGACGGCGCGGGCGATCATGTCGCGCTGCGCGAAGTCCGGCTGACGGCCGGGCCGTGTGCCCGCGTGGCGCTCGGCCATGTCCAGCCGGACCTCGAGCGCCTGAATGCGGGCGTGGGCGTGCTCGAGGCTGGCCTGCAGCAGCGACACGTCCGACTCTTTCGTCGTGGCCATGACTGGCCTTCCCTCTCCGGCCAGGAGTGGGGCGTTACCGCAGGTCAGTGGGGGCCTGCCCTGTCTCGAACATCTGCACGATGCGCTTCCCGCGCCGCGCCGTCTGCTGATACCACGCCGTGCGCCGCAACCGCTGCCCGACGACGGCCCAGCGACCGGCCTGCATCTCCGCGAGCGTCGGCGCAAACTTCGCGAGCCGCGTGTAGCCGAGGTTGTAGCTCATGTCGTGGAGCGCGGCCGCTCTGACGGGGTCGAGCTGTCGCCACCACGGGGCCAGGCGGTCGAGGTCACGCGCGGCCTGCTCCACGTCCCGCCGGAGCAGGTCGTCGAGGAGGTCTTTCGGCATGGCCCGATCGCGGAGGTTGAACCCCCAGCCGATGGTCTCAATGCCTTCGCTGTCTTTGTACATCCGATCACGGAAGCTCTCATGGTCTTGTATCAGGCGGGTGGCCAAGTCCATCGCCGTCCTCCCTTCCTCTACCGAGCCGCCAGCGGAATCGGCACCCGCCGTCCGCGTGTCGCGGCCTTCACCTCGTCCGCGCTGCCCTGCAGGCCCACGCGCGCGAGCGTGGTCATCTCGCGGAACAGCGCGTCGAGCGCCGTCCGCTTCTGCGCGGGCGTCATCTCGCGGCTGCCCTCGATGGCTGCGTGCTCCTGCGACAGCGTCGTCATGCGCTGCTGGATGCGGTCGAGCCGCGGGATACGCAGCGCCACCTCGAGACGGCGCGTGCTGCGCGTGGCCGCCGCACGGCTGGCCCGCAGCACGTCGGCCCGCTCGGCCTCGCTGACGCCGAGGTCGCGGAGGGCCTTGTCGAACCGTCGCTGCGCGGCCTCCACGTCGCCGCGCGCCGACAACTCGGCAATCGACGCCTTCGCCGTCTCGTAGTCGTCGAGCCGATCGCGCCACCGGACGACCGACTGTGACCGGGCCGATGGGGACGGGTCGCGCAGCGTGCCGCCGAGAATCGGCAGTTGCTCGAGGCGCTTCTCGGCACGTGGCGCGCGCGTCGGATTCAGCAGCGGCGTGGCGACGAGGTCGGCTGCCTGCAGGGCCTCGCTCGCGAGCGTGCCGCCCGTCTGCCGGATGATGTGTTCGAGCTTCGTCGGCGAGACGCCGAGCAGCTTCCCGACGCCGCGCGCGGTGTCGGTCGTCCACTCGCTGTCCTGCAGTTCAGGGTCCAGCTTCGTGCGGTACGCGGGCACGAGCGGACGGCCCCGGTACATGTCCCAGTTCGCCGCCGCTTCGAGCCACGGGAGGATCGCGGTGCCGGCGAGCGTCATCACGACGGTTTTCGACACGTCGGGCACGAGGTCACGCGCGGCCTGCGGGTCGTGCCGCGTCGCCCACTCGAGGAATGCCTCGGCGACGTTGCCGGGCACGGCCCACTCATGTGGCTTCGGGATGAACACCCACGCGCGGTCGCCCGTGCGCAGCACCCAGTAGTCGCGCTTCACCTGCGGGCTGAGTTCCTGATACTCCTCGTCATCCTTGTTGATCGCCCACAGAGCGGCCGACAGCGCCGCCAGCGTCCCAGCCGTGAGTGCCGTGCCAACGGGGTCGCGGCGGGCCGTCTCAGCCATGCGCGCGTACCCCTGCACACGCGCGTTGAAGAACGCCGACCACTTCGACAGTTCCTTGCTGGCCTGTCCGCCCCGGCGGAAGTCCACGGTGACATCGGCCGCCGCGAGACTGGCGCGCGTCAGCAGGTGCTCGTCCCACCGCTGATTCTTGGGCGCCGTGTCGGTGAGCCGCTGCGCGATGCCGAGCACGCCCGTGCGCCGATCCCGGCCGCCGGCTTCCTTCGCGAGCTTGAACTCGCCCAGCCTGGTCGCCGTCTCGAAGGCTTCCGAGAACGCGCGCAGCGCCTCGATCCAATTGCGCGGCTGCACGTAGTACGCGGTCGCCGACGCGGCGCCCTTCTTCCGGCTGATGCGGTTCACCTCCTCGCGCAGCCGCGCGCGCTTGATGTCGATGCGCGTCGCCGACTGCACGCCGGAGGCCATGAACTGCTTGTAGTCCGCGTCCTGCCGCAGCCGGGACACGAGCCCGCGTGCGGTGTCGTACACCGGAATGAACCCGTAGCGCGACTGCAGCATCGCGCCGACGGTGTCGCGCATGACGTTGCGGATGGCGAAGGCCGGCGCCAGCGTGACGCCCGCGCGCAGCGTCTGCACCGGGTAGTTCGTCCACTTCAGCACCTCGGACGTCGGCCGCGTGCCCATCACCGTCAAGGCGGTATACAGGGCGTCGTCCTGCACCTGCCAGAACTGCCGTTGCCCGTCGCGGATGACCGTGACGATGCGGTCCTTCGGATTGCCCCACGCCACCGGCTGGAAGATGGTCACCAGTTCGTCGAGGTCGACGGGGTCCTCCCCCACGAAGAGCGCCGGCTTGCCGCCGCTGATGCCGGTGTCGACGTCCACGCCGGCCCGCTGCAGGGCGCCCGCGATCTGTGTGCCGACCGTGGCCAGGTTGAACGTCGTGGGCAACTGGTCCGGCTGGACGCGCACGAGCCACTTGCCCGCGCCCGGCGCCTTGGCGGCCTGCGTGGTGAGCGCCTGCATGGCGAGGTTCTTCTCGACCATGTCGACCATCGCCTGCGTGTTCTTGACGATGCTCTCGATGGGGTCGATGATGTCGCGCCCGCTGCCCTTCAGGCGCTTCACTGGCGTGTTCTGATTGGCGATTTTCCCGCCCCCGACGCCCCCCTCGGCTGCGTCGCGCACGCGCTGCAGCGGCACGTAGTGCTCGGCGAGCTTCGTGATCTTCGCGATCTGCTCGCCACTGAACGCGCCGTACTGTTCACCGTAGGCCAAGAGCGCCCGCTGGTAGGCGTACACCTGATCGCGTGCTTTCTCGAACACGGCGCGCTCGGGGTCCTGCTCGACCGCCCGGATGATGGCGTCGGCCTCGGGCAGCGTCATGCCGGCGTCGCGCTTCGTCGCACGCACCTCGCGTGCCCGGAGCGCCACGAGATAGCTCGCGAAGTCCGGCGCCGTCTCGCGGGTCGTCCCTGACGGATACAGCCGGTGCACGACGGGCGCCAGTGCGTCCTCGAGCGAGCCCGACAGGAACCGTCCATTGGTGCCGCGCACGCCGAAGCGGACGAAGCCCTGTGCCTTGCCGGCGGCCCCGGCGGCGTTGCGCGCCCGCACGTAGGCGTTGGATGCGTCCGTCGGCGTCCGGCCTGACTCGGCTGCCATGTCGGTGACGGCCCGCTGCAGCGGCGCGATGTCGTCGATCCAGCGGTCGTAACTGTCCTCGAGCACCTGCCGCACGCTGCGGCGTGGGTCGTCGGGCGTCAGGCTGATGCGCGCCTTGCCGCGTGTCGTGAGCGACTGACTGGCCCACTGCTGCACGATGCCCTGTCCGGCCTCCAACTGCCGCTGGAGGTCGGGATGCTGCGCGAACGTGTCCTCGAGCGCCTGCGTGAAGTGCGGCGCGCGCTGCCGGGCCGCCTCCGGGTCGATGAACCAGATGCGGAAGTATTCGGCGACGCCTTCGGCCTGTCGGTACTTGCGCGAGGCGCTGCGCGGGCTCGTGGCCTGCCCCATGTCGTCGAGTTCACGGGCGAACAGGCCCACCGGCCGGCGCGACGCCTTGGCGAAGAGGGCGAAGTCGATGTGGTGCCCGAGTTCGTGCGTGAAGGTGGACAGGTCGAAGTCCCGCTTCAGGCGAATCAGCCGCGGGTTGATGTCGTAGTGCCCGAACGCGCCAGGCTGCACCTTCTTCATGCGCAAGGCGAGCTTGCGCGTGCTGCGGCCGAGCGGCGAGCCGGTCTCCACCTCCTCGGCGAAGACCTGCCGCAACTGCTCGACGGCCTGCTGCTCGGAGAGAGGCTTGGCGTCCTTGAACCGCTCGGCGAGGTCGGCCGGCGGTTCCTCGAAGAATGGGCGGCGCGTCGGCGAGCCGCTGCGCTCGAAGTCGGCCGGCATGGCGCCACGCCCGCCGGCCTGCAGGTCTGCCCGGAGTGGCGGCAGGCCACGCCTCGGCGCAGGCGCGGCCGCGCGTCCGGCACCCCCCTCGCCCATGACGCCGGGTTCATCGACGGCCACGGCGTCGTCGTCGAGGGCCCAGTCCGGCAGGTCGTCGGCTTCGTCCGCCGGCCCGACGATGTCATCCGGCGAGAGCGGCGCGCGCGGCTCCCACCACCGCTGCCCCGGCTCGATGCCGGCGCCACGGGCGTAGTACGCCACGTCGAAGGCGTCAACGCCGCGGCCGTCGCGCACGTCGCGTGCGGCTTGCGCCAACGCCTCGATGAGATCGTGGCCGGTCTGCAGATGCGCGAATGCCGGATCGCTCCGCAGGAGTTCGGCCATGTCCTCGGGCGTGCGGCCCGTGGCCATCGTGCCGTCGGCGTTGCGCGTGGCGCGTCGCAGGACGTTGGGCACGCCGCCGAGCGCGTTGACGGCCTTCGGGTCGCGGAACTCTCTCAGCCAGGCGAGTTCGCCGCCTTCCTCGAGGTCGCGCGAGACGGTCAGCCCGCCACGGTCGGCCACCGCCCGGAGGAGCGCCGTGGGGCTCACGCGCTGCACATCGTCGGCGTGTGTGGCGTCGTAGAGTTCGCGGGCGCGCGCTTCGATATCCGCCCGGGCGGCCTGCGCCGTGCCGGGATACCCATGCGCCACCGCA